ACTTCGTAGGTATTCTCAGCACCACACTTCCTACATCTAGCATTTACAGCCATATCCTCTCCATAAGACGACATTCTAATAGCAACCAAGATAGCATCAATATCAAGAGTTTTTATTTGCCAAGGATCAAGTATTGCTGGAATACAACTGCTTACGGTTTTTGCTGTTGCTTGTCCGTTAATAAGTGCATCTGGTGTTTTGTAAAGTATTTCGTCACTAGCAGTCATACTAAACACAGCTAGATCTGAATAAGTGCCGTCTGCAACTATATTTTCATTATACCATTTGCCATTGCTAGGCAAACTGAAATACAGTTTAGGTTGCCGGCGATATTTTTTCAGTGGTGATTCTTTGTTTTCCATGGAGGTTTCCTATAAGGTAAATACTATAGCATATTTATAAGTTCATTAAGTAGGAGTATTATTTATTGGCTGAAGAAGAGAATCGAGCTAGTACCAAGCTCTTTGGTTTAGCATCTAACGCATTTACTGGTGTAACAAAGTCTGCACTTGGACTTGGTGAAGCATTACTCACGGGCAAACAGAACCTAAGTGCATACTCTGGTGCCATTGCTAATAACACTGATCTACTTGGTAAAAATGCAAAAGCTCTTGGACAACTAGTAAATGGTCTTGCACAGTTTGCAGAAGGTGCATTAGCACAATATCAAGTGCTAACAGGCACAGGTGCAACCTTTGGCAAAGAAATTGGCGAGATAATGATTGGTGCCGCTGAACTAGGTTTGACTGTTGAAGAAATGACCAAGTTCTTGCAAAAGAACAGTGAGAGTTTAAGAGCATTTGGTGGTACTACAGATCTTGCAATGGCAAGATTCAAAGCTGTTAGCACCACCATATTAGATTCAGCAGAACTAGGCACACAGTTACGTAGATTAGGTTTTACAACTGCTGACATAAACGAAAACCTAGCACTGTTTGGCGAAATCAGTGATGCAAACAGCAGAACTGATAGAATGAGTGTAGAAGCTCAAGCAAGGTCTGCAAAAGCACTTATGGTAGAGTTAGATGGACTGAGCAAGTTAACTGGTATACAACGTGAAGAACTTGCTGATGAAATGAGAACACGTAGACGTCAAGGTGATGTTAATGCATTCTTGATGGGCAAAAACGCAGAAGAACAAGCTGCATTTACAAGTCAACTTACTGAACTACAAGCAAAACTAGGTAAAGATGCTGCTGATGCGTTTGTTGATATTGCATTACGAGGTGCACCGACCACAGAAGCTACACGTGGTGCTGTGCTGGCTATGGGCGACGGTGCAGATCAGCTTTATGCTGCGGCAGAACAGTTTAACAGAGGCGATATAAGATCTTTCCAAGACAGTTTAAGATCTGCTGCAACTGCTGCTGCTGATTTCCAAAACACAGACGAGTTTAGACAAACTGCTATACTTGGTGGGTTATCTACTACAAGTAATGCATTTGCTGATGCAAGTGCAGCAGCGATTAACTATAAAAATGCTATTGACAGTGTGCGTGACACAACAACAACTAGTGCGCAAGCTGAAGCAGATTTACGAGCACAAATAGCTGCTGAACAAGCAACTCAGATGCAACAAACAACTGGCATACTTGATAGAACTGTTGACATACAAGAAAATCTACGCACAGTTTCAACGACTGTGATGAAAGAAACTATTCCAAAACTAGAAAGTGCAGCAGTCGCAGCACTAGATAAGATTTCAGAAGTTATGCCTAGTGCAGATGTCTTAGCAGATAGACTAGGCGGTGCTGTTAACAAAGTATTTAATGCAGCAAACATAGAAGACGCTAAAGCTAGAGCAGATGAATTGGCAAAACTTAATCAAGCGCAAGCAGAGCGTTTAGCACAAGAGTTAGCACTGGCTAAACAACTAGGAGCTGACGCTGTTTCTGCTATAAAAGATGATACAGTGCAAACAGTCAAAGCAACAGAAATTACTACCGAACAAGTTCAAACTGCACAGAACTTGTTGAGTGATCAAAATGCAGAACTAGCAAGTGCAACGCAACGTGTAGAAGATATGGTTGCAGCAGGATTCAACAATACAGATCCTCAACTGCAAGCTGCAAAAAGAGCAGCAGAAATAGCAGCAGAACGAGCAGCAGCAACTGAAAGAGCATTAACAAGTTTGTCTCATATGCAACGCACAGGCAGCATAAGAGGTTTTGCAGAAGGCGGAACTATCAAATCAGGAGAACTTGCACTAGTAGGAGAAGACGGACCTGAGTTTATGGTTGGTAATAATGTTATGTCACAAAACACCAGTATGGGTGTAATGAACAACCTTATGAAAAGCATAAGACAACTAGATGATAATGTTCAGAACCAGACGACAGAAACGCAAAATGCGATAAGTAATAATAACGATGTTGCAAATATTGAGTCTCTAATGTCAGGCAAATTTGATCAAATGATAGCACAACTACAGCAGTTAGTGAGTATAGAAACCAGCAGTGTAGCAACACAGCAAAGAAGTTTAAGGGCAACCAAAGGGTTACAGGGCAATATGTTGAAAGGTGTAGTGTAATATGAGTTGGAAAAAATATTTTACTCCAGTACCTACTACAGATAATAGGAACGGAAGTTATTCACCGTTTAGTCTCAAAGGCAACAACGGTGTTGGTCCAGCGGCAGCAAACTATTCATCACACCTTCCGGATGTATATGTTGGATCACCTAATCGTATTGAGAGATACAATCAATACAACACAATGGACAGCGACAGTGAAGTAAATGCTGCACTAGATATTCTAGCAGAGTTTTGCACTCAAAAGAACAAATCAAACGACACACATTTTCAAATAGATTTTAAAGGCAATCCTACTAACAGTGAAATACAAGTTATTGGACAGTATTTACAACAGTGGTGCAAACTTAACAAGTTTGAAACAAGAATGTTTAGAACTATCCGTAATGCATTCAAGTACGGCGATCAGTTCTTTATTAGAGATCCAGAAACACAAAAACTGTATCATGTTGATCCTAGCCAAGTTACAAAGATTATTGTTAATGAAAGCGAAGGTAAAAAACCTGAGCAGTATGTTGTAAAAAATCTAAACTTTGCATTTGATGCATTAGAAGCAACACCTCTTAATACACAAAACAGTTATGGTCCGGGTGGTACTAATGGTTATCAGCAAGTTAAACAAACAGGTATGACTGGTACTAACAATCATACACCTAGCGGTAACACAAGTAGATTTGCTCAAGAACATGATGAAACATATATTGATGCCAATCATGTATTACATTTAAGTATGAGTGAAGGACTTGATCAAAACTATCCATTTGGTAATAGTTTGCTTGAAAGCATTTTTAAAGTATACAAACAAAAAGAACTATTAGAAGATGCGATTATTATCTATCGTGTCCAACGTGCGCCAGAGCGCAGAGTATTCTACGTTGATGTGGGCAACATGCCTTCACACCTTGCTATGCAGTTTGTGGAGCGTGTTAAAACGGAAATACACCAAAGACGAATCCCATCCAAGACAGGTGGTGGCACAAATGTCATAGACAGTTCATATAATCCACTGTCAATCAACGAAGACTACTTCTTTCCACAAACTGCTGAAGGGCGTGGATCAAAAGTTGAAACTCTACCAGGCGGTACTAACCTAGGAGAGATTGATGACCTTAGATACTTTACTAATAAGTTGGTACGCGGCTTACGTATCCCAAGTTCGTACTTACCAACTGGAGCAGATGACGGCGCTTCACAGTATAATGATGGACGTGTGGGTACTGCCTATATACAAGAACTACGCTTCAACAAATATTGCGAACGTTTGCAATCCATGGTTGAAGAAGACTTCAACAAAGAGTTCAAACTATTCTTACAAAGCAAAGGCGCAAACATAGACTTTAGTATGTTTGACTTGAGGTTAACACCTCCACAAAACTTTGCAGCATACAGACAAGCAGAACTTGATAACAATCGTATTAGCACATTTACAAGTATGGCAGCAGTGCCTTACATTTCAAATAGATTTGCACTACAACGTTTCTTAGGACTAAGCGAAGAAGAGATTGCAGAGAACGAACGTTTATGGCAAGAAGAAAATGATGAAAACTTAACCGACTTAATTTCAGATGACATGGCAGGTGAAATGCGTGGCGCTGGATTAAGTGGTGCTGACTTAGCAGGAGATCTCGGAGGGCTTGAGGACGAGTTAGGTGGCGATGCTGGTGGCGTAGATGGCGGCACTGGAGATGCACCTGAAACAAATACTGAAGCTGAACTTGGTGGAGCAGAAGCTGATACGGCACAAACTATATAAATAATAATATGATACTACGAGAACTATATTACTTTGACCAAGATACAATGGAACCAGTTGAGGATCAAACATATGATCCTGAAAACGATAAAAGTGTGGTCGATATAGATGATAGTCGTAAAAGTAAACTTTCATTAAAGGATATTAATCGCGCCCGCAAAGCCAGTGATGCTCATAGAGAGCAAAAAGCTAAAGACTTAAACTACATTAGACAAATGTATGGATTAGCAGCACAGGCAGCCGCCGGTGGGATGTAATGAGCAGAAAAAAAGCGTTTGTATTAGGCAACGGTACTAGTCGCCAAAAGATAAATCATCATAAACTAAAAGAACACGGAACTGTATACGGTTGCAACGGACTATACAGAGAGTTTGTTCCTGATCATTTAGTAGCAGTAGACACTAAAATGATTATTGAAATAGCTGAAACCGGATATCATGCTAAACACAGTGTTTGGTCAAACAGAAACAAACTAACAGAAAAACATCATGATGTAAAAATTATGGAACCTAACAAAGGCTGGAGTAGCGGACCTACTGCATTATTGTTAGCTTCTCAGCATGAACATAAACAAATATTCATTTTAGGTTTTGATTATGTAGGTATAGGTAAAGATAAAGAACGTGTAAACAATGTATATGCTGGTACTAGAAACTATAAAAAACTAGAAGATAGAGCAACATATTATGGTAACTGGCAAAGACAAACTATGATGTGTATAAATCAGTATCCTAGGACTAAATACTATCGAGTGCTTGAAACAGCAGAGGATTACATACCAGATCATTTAAAAGATTTATCTAACCTATCGCATATAACTATAGATGATTTTAACAAGATTTATGGGTAAAACCATAAAACGGGCTGTTTTGACCCCATTTTCAGCGTATATTTTAAATAATGTGTAAATATAATAGACAGCCTTGTAACATATAAAGGAGATTAACATGACTGATCGCAACAAGTTTGAAGAAATGCTTGAGCGTCTTGTCAACGAAGACAAAGAAGGTGCAGAAGCATTATTCCACGAAATCGTGGTAGAAAAATCAAGAGATATTTACGAATCACTACTTGAAGATGAAGAAGTAGAAGAAACAACTGATGAAGAAGTTGATGAAGCTACAGATGAAGAAGTAGATGAATCAGAAGAAGATTTAGACGAAGCAACTGATGAAGAAGTTGATGAAGCTACAGATGAAGAAGTAGAAGAAACAACTGATCAAGAAGTAGACGAGTTTATCGAGCCAGCTTTAGAAGGTGACCCAGTAGATGACATGATGGGTGACGTAGAAGACCCAGATATGGGCGGAGACATGGACATGGGCGGCGACGACATGGGCATGGGCGACGAAGAAGAAGATCTAGCTGACGAAGTTGCAGACCTAAAAGACGAACTAGAAGCATTAAAAGCTGAGTTTGAAGCAATGATGGGCGACGAAGAGCCAGGAGACGAAGAGCCAGCTGACGACATGCCAATGGACATGGATTCAGAAGAAGGCGAAGACGAAATGGAAGCCTTTGAAGCAACAGACGAAGAAGTTGAAGAAGCAACAGACGAAGAAGTTGAAGAAGCAACAGACGAAGAAGTTGAAGAATCAAAAACTGCAAAGTCACAAACAGAAATCATGCGTGAATACACAGATAAAGTCACAGCATCAATGGGCGACAATGGCGCAAATGCAACATCACCAGTAGCAGGCAAAAACGATATGGGCGGAACAGCATCAAATATCGTAGCAGGCGGCGAAGCTGATACAAAAGGCACAGGCGCAAGCTCACCTAAAGAAGATAACGCAGGGAACAGAAACGTTCCAGGCGGTACAAGTGCTAAATCAGGCACTAAAAACGAACCTGGCCACGGCGCTGAGAAAAAGGGCAAGCCAGAGCAAGCAGCTAATACTAAACCAGTAATTGGCGGCTAAACTGAAGGACTGACGCATGAAACTACTTAACGAACATCTGAGTTTCGACCAGGCTAAAATTGTTGTTGAGTCTGCCAACGAAGGCAAAGATCTTTACATGAAAGGTATTTGCATTCAAGGCGGAGTACGCAACGCAAATCAGCGTGTTTATCCCGTTAACGAGATTGGCAGGGCTGTCACCACACTCAACGAACAAATTAGTGGTGGCTACTCAGTGTTAGGAGAAGTAGATCATCCAGATGGACTTAACATTAACTTAGATCGTGTAAGCCATATGATCACAGAAATGTGGATGGATGGACCAAACGGTTATGGCAAGTTAAAAGTTTTACCTACCCCGATGGGACAACTAGTTAAAACAATGCTAGAAAGCAGCGTTAAACTAGGTGTTTCATCGAGAGGTAGCGGTAATGTAAGCGAAAGCGGTAACGGTGAAGTATCAGATTTTGAGATTATCACTGTAGACGTTGTGGCGCAGCCAAGTGCGCCAGGCGCATACCCAACACCGATATACGAACATCTTATGAATAGCCGAGGCGGTTATAGGGCGTTCCAAACATCAAGGGAAGTTCAAGGCGACAAACAGGCACAAAAGTATTTAAAAGAGAGTCTATTACATATAATAGACAAACTCCGCTAACTAGGAGAGGATAGAAAATGTTAGATGCACTAAAATCACTCTTCGAAAACTCAGCACTATCGGAAGAAGTGCGTACTGAACTAGAAGAAGCATGGAACGCAAAGGTGAAAGAAAATCGCCTGCAAGTAACAGCTGAACTACGTGAAGAATTTGCTAAAAAGTATGAGCATGATAAATCAACAATGGTTGAAGCCATTGATGCTATGATGACAGAAAAACTTAGTGAAGAAATCGCAGAGTTTGCTGAAGACCGTAAACAATTAGCAGAAGCTAAAGCAAAGTTTGCAGTTGCACAACGTTCAAATGCTAATCTAATGAAGAACTTTGTTTCTGAGCAACTTGCAAAAGAAATCAAAGAACTACACGCTGATCAAAAAGCAACAAAAGATAAGTTTGTTGCTCTAGAAGAGTTTGTAGTAGAAGCACTTGCAAAAGAACTTGCAGAGTTTTACGAAGATAAAAAAGATCTTGCCGAAACAAAAGTACGTCTTGTACGTGAAGGCAAAGCTCATGTTGATAAAGTTAAACAAACTTTTATCAAGAAAAGTGCAGCATTAGTATCTGAAACAGTGTCAAAAACTCTTACAAAAGAGATTTCAGCATTAAAAGAAGATATTGACGCAGCACGTGAAAATGATTTTGGTCGTAAGTTATTCGAAGCATTCGCTAATGAATATCAACACTCATATCTTAACGAGAAGAGTGAAACTTCAAAACTTCTAAAAGTTGTAGATACTAAAAATCAACAGCTATCAGAAGCTAAAGAAGCAGCGGCTAAAGCAATCAAACTTGCAGAAGCACAAGCAAATCAAAATAAAATGATCACTGAAAGTGTGAAACGCAAAGAAATGATCGACGATATGGTTTCGCCATTAAGCAAAGACCAACGTGATATTATGATGGACTTACTGGAATCAGTTCAAACACCAAAGCTACGCTCGGCGTTTGACAAGTATCTACCGGCAGTAATCGACGGTAACACTCCAGCAAAGAAGAAGGCAGTACTAGCAGAGGCAAAAGAAGTAACAGGCAACAGAGAAAACAAAAATGACATCAAAGCAGACGTAGACCACAATGTGGTTGACCTAAAACGTCTTGCTGGATTATAAAGAGGAGAAACCAATGTCAGAACTATTAGAAAGTCGCTGGCAAGATACAAAAACAGCACTTCTTGAAGGCCTTTCAGGCAACCAAAAAGCTGTAATGGCATCAACTCTAGAAAATACTCGCAAGTATCTTTCAGAGACAGCAACAGCTGGTGCTACATCTGCCGGTAACATCGCAACTTTAAACCGTGTGATCCTTCCAGTGATCAGACGTGTTATGCCAACAGTCATCGCAAACGAGATTGTTGGTGTTCAACCAATGACTGGTCCAGTTGGTCAGATCCACACTCTACGTGTACGTTACAGTGATTCATTCACTGGTGCATCAGGTGGTTCAACAACAGCTGGTGAAGAAGCACTTTCACCTTTCAAAATTGCAGAAGGATATTCAGGTAACACTAACGGTGTTGCTGATTCAACTGCAACACTTGAAGGTAGTGCAGGTAACAGACTAAGCATTCAGATCTTGAAACAGACTGTAGAAGCGAAAACACGTAAGTTAAGCGCACGTTGGACCTTCGAAGCTGCTCAAGACGCTCAGTCACAGCACGGCATCGACGTAGAAGCAGAAATCATGGCTGCATTAGCACAAGAGATTACTGCTGAAATCGACCAAGAGATTCTTTCATCTCTAAAAACATTAGCAGGTACAGGTACTGACACATATAACCAAACAACAGTATCAGGTACAGCAACATTCGTAGGTGACGAACATGCAGCATTAGCAGTTCTAATCAACCGCGCAGCAAACAGAATCGCACAGCGTACAAGACGTGGTGCTGGTAACTGGGCAGTTGTGTCTCCAGCAATGTTGACTGTTCTACAGTCTGCAACAACTTCTGCATTTGCACGTACAACAGAAGGCACATTTGAAGCACCAACAAACACAAAAATGGTTGGTACATTAAATGGCGCAATGAAAGTATACGTAAACACATATGCAGCAGATGATGACGTATTAGTCGGATACAAAGGTACATCAGAATCAGACGCAGCAGCGTTCTACTGCCCATACATCCCATTGATGTCAAGCGGTGTTGTACTAGATCCAACATCATTCGAACCAACAGTGTCATTTATGACTCGTTACGGATATGTTGAGCTATCAAACAACGCATCGTCACTAGGTAACGCAGCTGACTACTTGGAAACAGTAGAGCAAGCAGGCGCATTGTCTTTCAGCTAAGTTTTTACCAAACAAGTTTTAAAATAGGCCCTACGGGGCCTATTTTTATGATAACTACTATATGGACATAAGTGTAGAAAAAACCCCAAAACAAAAACTAAGTCAGTATGCAGTTGACACAGCAAGTAGTGTAAGTATTACACATTTGCCTAAAACTGATTTATCTCGTGTAAAAGATGCAGCAATAGAGTTAAACCAACAAGCAGGTAGTGCAAAAGCAGTTGCACACATTGCTGCACGTAATATTCAAAGCCAAAGTGAACTACATGAAAACTGTATTGCTATGCGCAAAGCAGGTGTAGATAAGGTTTTGCTTATAGGTGGTAGCACATACGAAGGCAAAGTATATCAAACTTTTTATGAAGTACGTAACGAGATCGAAGAATATGGATTTAAAATGTATTGTGGTGTGTATCCACAAAGCGAAACATATTCAAATATGCAATGGACAAAATACATGCATTTTGAAGGCGGCATTAGTCAACTTTGTTTTAATCCAAGACTACTTAACACTTGGGAAAAGAAAACAAGATTTGGCGTTGCCACAAATTGCACACTGAACGGGCTTTGGAAGTATGCTAAGTTATGCGGACTTACTGATAGTGTTGCATACGCTGTAGGTAACTTGAGAGGACTTACTTATGTTAGTGCCAAAGGATTTAACACAGTAAAATTTGTAAAAGATTTAAGAAATAATCCTATTCATTTATATAACTTTGGCAAGTTAGATCAAACACTTTTACAACTGGAGATGATGTAATGTTAGAAAAAGGACAAGTATACAAGTTCACAGGAATATGGGGACATATTAAACCAGACACATGGGGACAGAATCGTGTTGATGTGTTATTCAAAAGAAACGAACATAAACTAGTTTTAGGTGACCATGTGCAGTATGATCTTACTGAAAGAAAAGAAAGAAAATATGCAGAAAATCTTAAAAAAATAGGTTGACCTTTAGAGATTCTTTTGTTATATTATAAACATAACAAAGACGACGGTCCTAGTTAGATAGTGCAAGGAAACGCTGCTAACCCAGGCAGTAACTTGATTCACACGCTGTGGTGGCGCTGTAAGACTTAGGTGACTAAGAGTTGCAGAGAAAGTAGAACTAACCATTCTATTGTGAAGTTCCGTGCTGTTTTGAGCCTGATGGGGCATAGTGCGGTTGTTGGTAATCAGTAGTCCAACCTATCATATATTATAAAAAGGTCTATTTTGATAGGCCTTTTTTTATGAACATTATAACCCATTTTTTCCTTTTTGATAAATACTTATGTCATGATAAGAGCCTCATGATGAGGACTTATGCGGAACCAACCGCGTAGACCTAGAACGTCATAAAGGAGAAACAAATGGGACGTCCTATTAATAAAAGATTCTTCGGTGCAACCGGAGACAACTCACAACCAACAATACCAGTAAGATATCACAATGGTTCATCAAGTGTAGAAGGATACATTGTAAATCAAAAAGGTACAAACAAATTTACAGTAACAACTAACGGTACAGATACATTTATTTGCAGACTAGTTAACGAAATGGCACCAAACGCAGCAGGCGAAATGTCATTAGTAGGTTTAACAGGTAGTGCTGTTATCCTCAAAAAAATGTTTAACAGAACAGCAGTTGACTGGAACGGAAATCGTTATTCATGGACTGTAGAAGATGACTCAACAGAATCATTGATTAGACTTACAGCACTTTAAGGAGTCTTAAATGGCTGAACGTATTAATCGTATAGGTGCAGACAAGTATACCATCAAAGTTAATGCTGATGGTGATATTGTACTTGATGTCGGCGACGGCGGCAAGGTTACAGTTAGTGGTAACCTAGACGTTCTTGGCGAAACAACCAGTATTGGTTCAAGTACACTTGTTGTTGATGATAAAACTATTGTTATTAACAATAATGATCCTGGCGGAGACGCTGGTATCACTGACCTATTAGACGGATACAACAGAGGCGCAGGTATTATTATCGAAAGAGGTCCTGACGCTTTTGAAGCCAGACTGTTCTATGATGAAGATTTAGATTCAATAAGAGCTGGCGCAACACCTGTTAACGAAGGTGCGTTTGTATTTAAACTAGGAAATGGAAATCTATCAGGTATCCATACAACTAGTATTTTTACAGACACTAACGAAGACTTGTACTTACTAGGTACAGGAACTGGTGTTGTAACTGTTGTAGGCACAACTGACTACGAAAAGCAAGTTTGGCCTTATACAGGAAGTGCAATCACTGTAAATCCATCTGCAGACGATGGACTACAACCACCTATTGACGACGATGCACTTGTTAACGCAAAAGGTTTAAAAGACTATATAAGAGATTATAATCTTTATAATTTCCAAACTAAAATTTTAGATGGCGAGTTATCAGTAACAAGTGTTGAAGCACTTGATCAAGAATCGGGTGCAGGAACTAGTAGAGTTGAAGTAACTGTAGACGGTGCTGTAATAGGTACATTTTATGAAACTAGATTTGAAGTAGACAACTTACGTTTCAGCGGACAAACAATCACAAACAATGGTATAAACCAGGATATAATCCTTACCGGCTCAGGCACAGGTAGAGTACAAGTAGACGGTTGGCAAAACTTCACAATTGAAGCTGATCCAGCAGCAGCACCTTCTGAAGGTGTTACTATATATTCAAAGACACTTGCAGATGGCGGTACAGGATTGTTTTTTTACAATGAAGACGGCACTAATGACGAATTTGTAAGCAGAAACAAAGCATTACTTTATAGTATTATTTTTTAAGGAAGAACAATGGCAGTAGTAAATAGCGCAATAGCAACAACAGATACAACCTTAATAACTGTGCCAGCAGAGAAAAAATATGCTTTGACAACACTTCTTGTATGTAACACAGGCGCAGACGATGGAGCAGGAACAAATGACACTAGTGTAGATGTACACGTTGTACCAAACGGAGACACTAAATCTACAACTAACCTGATTTTGAATGACTTGGAAATCGCCGCAGCAGATACATTTACTTTTTCTGCAGAACGTTTAATATTGGAAGCTGGAGACAGACTTATTCTAGTAGGACAAAGTCCTACTAATCTTGTCGCTACATTAAGTTATTTGGAAGTATAAATGAGTTTTATTAAAAGACAGTCATTACATCAAAGGAAAGTAGGAGATAAAACATTTATCTTGACTGCCGACGGTAATGTTGAAATGAACCTCGATGAGGGTAAAACATTTACAGTTGCCGGTGACATGCAAATTACAGGTACTCGAGCAGGACCTACAACAACAAACATCTATTACGTGTCAGAAGAAGGTAGTGATGATAATGACGGAAGAAGTTTTGATGCTAATGGTGCTTTTGCAAGTGTTAAAAAAGCAGCAGAAGTAGCACCATCAGGATCAACTATTATTGTTGCACCTGGTGATTATTATGAAAACAATCCAATCACTTTAAGAGACTTTGTAACTGTTAAAGGTGATGGCGAGTTACGTAACACAAGAATATTTCCTAAAAACAACACAGATGACTTGTTCTTTATGGGTAACGGTTGCTACCTATTCCAAATGACATTTAGAGGATTACGTTATCCAGGATGGTGTGCAAGAATACGTCCAGGCGCTCTAGTAACAACATCACCTTATGTACAAAACTGTACTAACATGAACGGTCCTTGGTTAAACGACGGAACAGAATTTATTCCGTTTGAAACAGTGCAAATCGAAGGCATCGAACCAGGTGCAAGACCGTTACAAGTATCAGATTATCCAGACTTACCGACTGAAAAACAAGTTAACGACACAGGCGGCGGTGGAGGTATATTAGTTGACGGTGACGAATATGATCCAGCATCACTTGTGTTCTCATTCGTTGCTGACGCATTTACACAGATTTCACAAGGTGGTATTGGCTTCCACATTACAAACTTTGGTTATACACAGATTGTTAGTTGCTTCTCAGTTTTCTGTTCTGTTGGTTTCTTAACTACCAAAGGCGGCTACCTATCAATTTCAAACTCAGTTAGTGACTTTGGACTAGAAGGTGTAAAAGCAGATGGATTTTATCCTATTGCATACACAGGTGCTGTGCCTGCTGCAAACTATTATTCAAGTGTTGCAAGTATTACACTTGATTTTGCAGGTCAAGGATATACAAGCACACCTACAGTGACATTTGATGCGCCAACAGGAGTCGGAGGAGTAACTGCTACAGGTACAGCGACAGTTGATTTAACAACAGGCGAAATTGCAGCAGTTAGTATTACTAATCCAGGTAGCGGTTATAAAACAATACCAAATGTAACATTTAGCGGAGGTGGAGCAGCCATTGATGCTACTGCTGATGTAAACCTTAGAACAAATGGAAGTATTGAGATTTCAAGTTTGCGTGATAAACCTGCAACAGGTAGTATTATTAAGTTTGAAGGAGATGATACATATTACTATATTACAGGTAGTGAAGTATCTGTTAATCCATTTACATATAATGAAGAGACATGTAAACGTGACGTAAGACGCATTATTGATGCAGTAACTGGCGATATTGTAATGGGTACATATTATCAGAGTACAGCAGCAGCAACAAGTTACCTAAGAAGCACATCAAGAAAAGTTATACTTGATCAGCTTGCTCCTACAATATTTGCTATAAACTCTGTAAGAGATGAAATGAAAGCTCTTACATCGAACTTAGCTATGAAAGAAGAAATAGATCAGCGTATTGCTATTATTACAAGCACATTGGCAGCAGATGATAGTAGTGTGACTGAGTTTATAGGTAGCGATTATTTAGATAGCTTAAATGATTTATCAAGTATCGACGACGAGATTATTCAAGCTAAAGATAATATTTTACAAAACAGAGATTTTATTTTAGATGAAATCTCAGCATACATTAATGACCAGTTTACTGAACTAAGTTATAACACTGCACACTACGAAGAAGACTTAACAGAATTTTTGAATGCCTTAGCTGAGTATATGGCACACGGCGGCGATCACTTGGTTATTAGAGCAGCACAAGAATTTAGATTCAGAACAAGATTTGAAGATTTACTTTTATCAAGTTTTGATTATTTGAGACAACAAGTTTTAGGCTACTCAAATGTATCTGCGGATGCGACAGCAGTTGAAAGAACAAACGAAGCATTTAATGTTTTGAAAAATGTTGTCGACGATGGCGATAGTGCTGGATTAGTAGCAACTTTTAATGAAAGTGCAGGAGCTACAGCAAATGGTATTGATACTAAAGATCAGTTACAAGCAAACAAAGAGTTTATTAAAGCAGAGTTTGTTGCATACCTAGATACACTAGATTCAACAATAACTTACACAGAAAGTGAATGGTTAGGTTATGTTGAAAATCTTGTAGATGCATTAACTTATGATATGTTATATGGTGGTAATAGTGCGACTGTACAAGAAACAAAATATATTTTTAATGCAGTAACATGGAGCGACTTTACAACATCGAATATACAAGCAATAGAAGATGCATTTGCTAGAGTAAGATTTATTGTACAACGTATTGTTAGAAACTTAACAGTAACAAAAACAGCAGCTAATGCTGAAAACCAAGATTTTTCAAGTGGTAGTGCCACACAAGTTGAAGCAACAGCTCTTGATGCATTAATACAAAATTTAGAGTTAGTCATTGACGAACAAGCCTTAACTAATCTTGCTACTAAAATATATCCTGTAACAGAAGATGAACCTGCAGGACAACAAAATGCTAAACTTACATTGCAACCACAAGTTGCAAACTTGATTAGCCTTGCAGCAGATTATAACCTTACAAACAATCCTGATTTAACTTATAATATAGAAAAATGTAAAAGAGATGTTGGCTATATTTTTGATGCTATATATAGAGATGCTCAGTTAGGTACAAATCATAACAGTATTACAGCAGGACTTGCTTATACGAGAGCAAATGTTGCTTACTTGAATACACAACAAAAACCAGCAACTATTATTGCACTTAGAGAAGCAAAAAGATTACAAGTTGCAGCAGCTAACGGCGAAGCAGCTTTCCAAGAAAAAGTTGGAGATTTATGGGATAATGTACTAGATATTATCGAGTTTGAGCAACAGCCTAGCGAAGGACTTGAATATCCAGAACCAGGACCTGCAAGTACAAATCTTATCAACGCACATGCACAACTAGTAGCCAACAGGGACTTTATCAAAGCTGATGTTGTTGCGTACATTAATGCAAACAACTTTACATATAATGAAGAAAAGTGTCGTAGAGACACAGGACTTATTATAGACGCAGCAGGTTACGATGCATTACTTGGCACAAACTATAATGCAGTAACAGCAGGACTTGCATACCAAAGAGCTAACAGTGCAAAAGTTTTAAGTGATCAGTTGACTGAAACTGTTGCAGGTATTACTTTTGCTAAAAATGCAGCGAGTACAGCAACAGCAAGTGATGCAACAGCACAAAGTGATGTTGAAGCAGCATTTGACGAAGTGCTAGATATTTTACAGAACGGCGTATCAAATGCCGATGCACTTACATGGACAAATCCAACTGCTGCAACAACAGGACAAATTAATGCTAGACTACAACTGCAAAATAACAGAAACTTTTTAGCAGCAGAAGCAGTCAGTTACATACAAAACAACTATGAAAACTTCACATACAATCAAGCCAAGTGCGAAAGAGACATTGGGCTTATAATGGATGCAGTTGCACTTGATGTTGCACTAGGTACAAACTACAACGCAGTGACAGCGGGTCTTTCATATCAACGTGCAAGTAGTGCCGATTTACAAGATGATCAAAAAATACAAACACTAGATGCATTACGTGAACTTAAAAAAGAGATTGTATTATTAGGGTTAAGTGACGATGCTGAACCATTAGCTGAAGCAGCAATGGATGAGATTATTGATATTTTAGATAACGGTGTATTAAGCACAGATACAGCAGCAGATGCGCTAGTATTTCCTACTCCTAGCTCATTACCAACTACAAATGCCGTTGAAGCAAAAGATCAACTAATAGCAAACAAGACCTTTATTGTTGCTGAAATCACTGCATGGATAGCAGTCAACTTTCCAAGTTTAACTTACGACAGCACAAAATGTGAACGTGATGTTGGTTATATTGTTGACGCAGTTTGCCATGATATTTTATACGGTGGCAACAGTGCAACTATCACAGCAGCAAGAAGTTATTTTGTTGACGGTACAGGACAGTTAGGATCACCTAGTGAAGAAGCTGCAACAGCAGATGCTTATAACAGACTAGCTGACATTATGGGCGATATTGTAATGGAACTACCTGTAACAAAGTCTACAGGCAACTCAGAAACACAAGATACAGCAGGAACTCCAGCAAGCTCAACAGAAGCAGATGATGTTGAAGGTTTGGTAACAATCATCGAAGATGTTATTAGAGCAGACGACTTAGATGATATTCCAGCAACAGTATTGCCAAGTGTAACTTGGGCAGCAAATGATTTACAACAAGCATACAACACAATAAAATCTAACAAAGAAGACGTAACAGAAACAGTTATTATACACATTGCAAACACATTCCAGTCATTCACATATGACGAAACAAAGTGTCGTAGAGATGTAGGAATAATGATTGAAGCAGTTGCATATGATGCATTGTTCAATACAAACTACAATCAAGTTACTGCTGGTCTTGCATATCAAAGAGCTAATAGTGCATATGTTTTAAGTGATCAAAACTTGCAAACTGTGAAAGCGATTGAATACTTAAGAGACGAAATAGATAACAGTGGTTTTGGATTGACCAGCTTGTATAAAACAAGAGTAAAAGCTGGCTTCAATGAGATACTTGATATTATTAACAATGGTACTGTAAGCACAGATACCGCTGCTGATACAATAAATTTTCCAGATAGTGGACTAGATGCAGAATATCCAAAAGCAGTTACGCAGATACAAGCAAACAGAGATTTCTTAGCTGTTGAAACAACTGCATATGTAACAAACAACTATCCTCTTCTTACATTTGACAGCGACAAGTGTGCAAGAGATGTAAAGTACATTGTTGATGCAATATGCTATGATATCATGTATCGTGGTAACTTAGCGTCAAAACAAGCGGCAGAAAGTTATTTTGTTGGAACCAGTAGTCAACTAGGTGCAGGACAACAGGCAGCAACAGTAGCAGCGTATCAAGAACTTGCAAACGTTCTAAGTGATGTTGTGCAACAAATCTCACATGGCACACTAGAACAAGTAGGAACTGCACAAGATACTAGCAATCCTGGCGCTACACTTGCTATTGCTAACGAAGCAGAAGCATTGCTACAACTTGTTGAAGATGTTATTGCAGCAGGCAATATCAGCACACTACCAGCAGACGATTTGCCAAACACAACATGGCCAACAGCAAGTTTACAAGCAGACTTTGGATTGCTATTCACAACATCAAGGGTAGAGTTTTACCAAGATGAAGTGATTGATTACATTAATAGAACGTTTACACGTAGTTTTACATTTGATGCAACTAAGTGTAACAGAGATACAAAATATATTATTGATGCACTCACATATGATATCTTATATGGCGGCAATAGTGCTACACACCAAGCAGCACAAGCATACTTTGTTGGTGCTACAAGCCAAGTTGCAGGACAGCAAACTGAAACAGCTGATGCATTAGGATGGGTTGATACCCTATTAGGTAGTGTGTTACTTGATACAGTGTATGGAGATCCAGAACAGACAGCTGAAACACAAGATACCACCGCAGGTGCAGCTACTTCAACCGAAGTTGATAGAGTAGGAGAGCTAATAGGCATATTCCAAAATGTTATTAAAGACGGTATTGATCAGCTTCCAACAGAGACATATCCTGATACAACATGGGCAACTAGTGGTGCTCAAACTGCAATCGCAGCATTGAATACTGCGAAGGATACTATTGTTGCAGATACTATTACAGAACTAGAAGACAACTATAATGCTCTATCATATGATAGTGACAAGTGTGCAGAAGATACCGGACAGGTATTAGATGGAGTTGCGTTTGATTTGTTATATACAGGAAACATTGCTACACTTATTGCAACTAGAGCGTATTTCTTAGGTACTACACAATATTTGCCACAAGAACAAAGACAACCAACTGTCGATGCATATGCTCACTTCCAAAGTATTGCAAGTAGCTGTATTCAAGGTATAGCGGTTACACCACAAGCCGGAAACACTGAATCTCAAATATTGTCAGGAAACTACGGTACAAGTTTAGAAGCAAGTGATTGTACGTCTCTTATAGGTATTGTAAAAGATGCAGTAGACAACGGAACACTTGTTGGCACACCAAGCGAAATAGAGCCAGACTTTAGTTGGTTACCAGCAACTACAAGAAGTGCAGCAGCAAGTATGTTAGCACAAAAAGTAACAATACAAAATAGTGTTATCGACTTTATTAACAGTGATATTATTGGATTTACTTATAATATTGAGAAATGTAAAAGAGACACAGGTTATATTGTTGATGCAGTAGTATATGACCTAATGTATGGTGGTAACAAGCAATCACGTAGGGCAGGATTAGCATATTACAGTGGTGCAATACTTGGAGCAGCTAAGGTAGGAAACACCGATCAAGTTGATATTACAGCGTATTCATACTATTACTTAGGCGATATTATGAATAAAATAGCACAAAACGAAACTGTGACACCAAGTTACAATAACAATACAAGCCAAATACAAACCACACCTGATGCAGACACAAGCGTTGGTGCTAGTGTAGAGTTGCTTGTAGATAGACTTGCATTGAGTGTTCTACAAGGATACACCACAGGATGGAGTGAAGTTAACCATAACTACGAACTTGGTAGTAGTGTATACAATACAGAACGCACAACTATCGTAAATGCTACTGAAGATATTGTTGACACAAGTATTGCTGCATTGAATGCAGAATACGGTGGAACAGCACTTATTAATGTATTCCCAGGTATTGTTTCAGTAGAAACTACACAATCTGCAGGACTGTATAATGTGTCAACAATCAGTACTTCAGGACATGCTTTTGAGTATGTAGGTGCAGGTGTAACTTATAATGCACTTCCGTTCTTCGGCGGCACAGCTATACCTGAAAAAGAGATTATTGAGTCAAACCAGGGTAAGGTTTTTGCTGGTGGTACAGTTGACCAAATAGGTAACTTTAGAGTTGGTAACTTCTTTGGTGTTAATGCTCTAACAGGTGCTATTACCCTAAACGCTAACGAAATTGACTTGTCAGGACTTACAAGTGTAGGACCATTTATCAGAGACGGCATTCCAGTTGGTGTTGAACTAAAAGAGGTTAGTGATAACGCAAACTTAGTGGCAAGCGTTGGTACACAAGACTTTAACACTGTTCCAACACAGAAAGCAGTTTCAACTTACGTTGAGAACAGATACCTAAACAAACTTACAGGTGGTACTGTTGAAGGCAACACTACATTTGAAATAGATGTAAACATAGAAGGCAACTTGGTCTTAGTAAATAATGACCTTGAGGTGCAGTACGGTGGTACTGGTGTAAGCACATTTACTGAAGATGGTATATTATACGGTGACACTGCTAACCCTGTAAAAGTTACAGCCGCAGCAGGCACAAGTGATGCAAGCAACAGTTTCCAAATACTAACAGTCACAAGTGGTGCTGATAGCACTCCGGTATGGACAGATACTATCGATGGTGGTAGCTTCTAATAAAGCTGCCACTTTTACTCCTATGATAAATAACATTACAGCGATTTCTATCGTGTAGTTTTGGGCGTCTATATAGACCTGACCCGTACCTAAATAGGAGGCAGCCGGATGGCAACAACAATCAAACACAAGCGATCTGCGATCGCAGGTAAAAAACCTATAGTTTCGCAACTTGAATCTGGTGAACTAGCAATCAACACAGCAGACGGTAAAGTATTTTTACTACGTGACGATAGCACAGTTCAAGATATCACAAAACGTATTTTTGTTAATGATACTGAGATTACTATTGATGATTTTGGAGATAGTGCTTCAGCTGAAATCAACATGCGTGTTAATGATAATGATGCATTAAATGTAACAGATGCAGGTTTTAACTTTTTTAAAGACGTTGATGTTGAAAATGCCAACACACTTACATTCAAAGAACTTACTGCTTCAGGTGACGACGGTGTTTCATTAAAGGCACCAAACACACTAGACTCTGGTTACACCTTGACATTGCCTCCGACTCAAGGTTCAATCGGTCAGTTATTAAAAGTAGATGCCACAGGTAACCTTAGTTTTACAGATCCAGACGTGTTTGGCGGTAACGTTATCTATGTGTCTCAAGAACAAGGTGATGATGCTAATGACGGACAGAGCGCTCCTGTTAGAACAGTTAAGAGAGCATGTAAACTTGCTTCAGCATTGGTTTACAATGCAGACGGTACAATCAACTTCAAACGTGTCAACATCAAAGTTGCGGTTGGAGACTACACAGAAGACAATCCAATCATTGTTCCAGATAACACAGTTATTAAAGGTGACGGTTTGCGTGGTTGTATTATCCGTCCTGCTAATGCTAACCAAGACATGCTTCGTGTACGTAATGCATGTTACTTTGGTGAATTTACTTTCCGTGATGGTGTAGATAACAACTTTGTTCCTACATTGACAGCAGACTATGCTGTGGCATTTGATGATCCGTTTGATACAACTATTACAGACAGAGCAGATTACACAAACTTGCCTAGCACAAGACCAACTATTACTACGTCACCGTATATCCAAAACTGTTCGATTCTTTCGTTCTTAGGTATGAACGGTGCTAAGATCGACGGTGCAAAAGTTGAATCGCCCAACGTTCCGGCATTTGGTATCGAGGCTGAAAATCCAGTCGTCGGTGCTATACCTGAACAAGGTAAGTCAATGGTTGCTAACGCATTTACTATTTTATCGTTTGGTGGTACAGCGTGGAGATTACTGAACGATGCCTATGCACAGATCGTGTCTTGTTTTGAAATCTTCCTACTCAACGGTGTTTACTGTCAGTCAGGCGGATATTGTTCTATTACCAACTCTGCTACAAACTTTGGTTTGTATGCTCTACGTTCATCAGGTTATTCACCAAAAGCATTTAGTTTTGATAGAAGTCACGTAACTGCAACTGGTCAAGCAGATGGTAAACAAACTGTAAGTATTGTAGGTATCAATCGTGATAGTCCTGTTGAAGAATTTATTTTAAGATTCCGTGAACCAGAATATAAAACTGCTCACGACTTGTTGATATTAAACAAAGATTTGATAGCAGATGATGTTGTGACTTGGATTAATGCACAGATATCTGGTGCGTCACCAAGTATTTGGGCTGGTTTTACTTATAGCGAAGATAAGTGTCGTAGAGACACACAACTATTACTAGACGCTATCAGATATGACATTATTTTTAACTCAAACTATAGAACTGTTAGTGCAGCCTTAAGATATTTTAGTGGTAGTTTTCCTACATTTACTGATCAAAAAGATCAGCATATTGCAGCATTTGGACAAGCAAAAACATTAACTGCAAACTATCTAAGTGACGCAACTGCAACAAGTAGATCTAATGCATTGTGGGACGAAATCATTGATATCTTACAAAACGGTAGTAGTGATCTTACACAAGCAGGCAATGATCCAGCTGATGCATATACATTTCCAACACCAACAGGTGGTACAGATAACGCTAGTGATAGCGGCTATGCAAATGCTGTACAGCAACTTCTTGCTAACAAAGAGTTTATCGTATCTGAAATTACTGCATATATAAATGTTCAAATAGCAGCTGGTAATGCACCGTTTAGTACTGGTTTTGTATACAACGAAGAAAAATGTGAACGTGATACTAGACTTATTATAGATGCACTAGTTTATGACTTAACTTATGGCGGTAACCTACAAACTAAGATAGCAGCTGAAGCATACTTTGTTGACGGCACTGCACAATACGGTACAGGACAACAAGAAGAAACTATCGCTGCATATGAGCGTTTAAAAACTGTTGTTGAACAGGTTATCCTAGAAACCACAGTTTCTGTAAGTGCAGGCAACGCATTAACACAAGACACATCAAATGCTGCCGGTTCGAGCGATGCTAGTACTACAGCAGGAACTCGTGTGCAAACTATTTTAGATTTCATTGACAACGCTGGTGCAGTTGCGGTAACACAGATCGATCCTGACGTAAGTTGGGTATCAGGTAATGCTGAATATTCAGCATACGACGAACTAGATTTAGAAGGCCGTATCAATGTTGCACAAAATGTTACACAATATATAAATGAGCAGATACAAGCAAACATATGGTATAACTTTACATACAACGAAACTAAGTGTAACAGAGACACACAACTTATTGTTGAAGCAGCAGCAAAAGACACATGGGATACTGGTAACAGATATTCACGTAGTGCTGGTTTGGCATACTATACTAGAAACCTTCAAGACAGTTCTCAAATTAGTATTAGTGGTCAAGAATTACAAACTATAGCAGCTATTGATCGAGCAAAAACTGAGGCACTTACATACCTAACAGCATTAACATCAGACTTACAAGACTTTGTAGGATCACGTTTTGATATAGTAACAACAATCATTAATGATCCTTTAGACTTACCAGATCCTACAGAAGTTAGTGCAGAAGGTGATATTACAAATGATTATAAAACTACACCAAGTGAAACAACTTTTAATGCTGCTACTGCTGTAAATGCTATAACTAATACATTTACTATTGTTGGACATGGACTAACTAACGGATTAAAAGTTATCTACGACACAGACGGAAACGCACCAGTAGTTGGTCTTGACCAAGAACAAACTTACTATGTTGACTTAATAGACGAAGACAACTTTAAACTAGCATTCGATGATAGTTTAGAGTTTCCTGTGAATATTATTTCTGCAAGTACAGGAACACACAAGTTCCTATCTGGAGTTATTGAATTTTTTGTAGAAGAAATATTAAGCTCGCACCAAACATATCAAACTTTGATATTAGAATCAGGTGCAGAAAGTTATAACTTTGTTGCAGGTCGTGTTATTACAGGTACAACTGGTGCAAGTAATAACAGTGCTATTGTACACAGTTGGGAACCACGTGAGCGTAGACTTGTTGTAAGTATTGAAGAAGTAGCTGTTGGGGCTAGTTTGCTGAGAATCCAGTTTGACGAAACAAGTGTTATTGCAGAAGACCATACAAGTGGTACACCTAACACAAGTATTGGTGTTAACGAAGCAGCAGCACGTACTGGTTTAGGCACAGCAACATTCAGTATCACAGCAACAGATGGTAGTTCAAGTCTTAGTAACCTAGTTAATCTATTAGAAAAACAGTGTTGGTTCCACAGACCTTCTGTTGTTAACTCATCTGCACATACTTGGGAATATGCAGGTTCAGGTACAGACTATAATGCACTACCACAAAACGGTGGTAACACTAAATCAGAATACGAACAGTTTGAAGAACTACCAGGGCGTGTGTACTCATCAGGTACAAACGAACTTGGTGACTTTAAAGTTGGTGACTTTATTACAGCGTTCAACAGAACAGGTAACATTACATTTAGAAACAAAGTGCAGGTGGACGAACTTGATGCTTTGAGACTGAGCTTGTCAGATGTTGCTATTGAAGAAATCTCAACAAGTGTCAACTTAGGTGATGATGAGATTGGTGGACCAAGCGATGGCAGATTATCTACACAGTTAGCAGTTAGAAGTTTTATTAGTAATAGACTAGGTGGCTTTGTTGACAAAACAGTGAGTACTGCTGCTGTTCCAGGTGCTATTGTTCAGTTGAACACAAACGGTCAGTTAAACGGCGACTTGATTCCTGCTACTAGACAGTTTACAAACACAAACACAAATGGTTATCAATCACGCCTAGAGCAAGTTGATGACATTCCTGCTATCGACTTGAAAGCTGGTGACATTGCTACTGAGAACTATGAACAAGTAGAACTTACACTGAGTGGTAACATTAATGCAGCAGATGGTGCTGAGATTACACAGCCTGGTATCGCTGGAGCGGTTGCATATGCTAAAGGTAGTTATACTGCAAGTGGTAACATACTTGTTGTTACACAAGACGGAGCATGGAACGATGAAGACGACTCAGTTGGTGATCCTTGGGATGTAAGCGGCACAGCACCTAACTTGTTTGTTAACGGTGTTGACTCAGGTGTGCGCCCAACTTCAAAAGGTCCAAGCACAGAGATCGTTGACAACTGGTTCTTACGTAGTTCGAATACAAGTCAGTATTTAGAGTTAGACCCAGGCGAAGACTATACATTTACAAGCGCAACACTTACAACTATTGAACGTAACAGTAATGTAGCTACAGCAACAACTAGCACAGCACACAACCTACAAGTAGGAAACAATGTTCAAGTTTTATGTGTAGAAGATACTACATTTGATGAAAACACACTTGTTATTAGTACTCCAACAAGTACAACATTCACTTATGCTAACACCGATAGTGCTGATCCAACAAAAGCAAGTGCAAGTGTTACAGGTACAGTACGATCTATAGTAACAAGTGCTGATGGCGGTGCTCAAGGTGCGGTAACCGAAGTAAGATTTGGTATTGCGTCAAACTTGGATAATGCAAACATCACAGGAGGTAGCGGATACACTCCTACACTAGGAAACAAAGTATATGAAAATGTTGATCTACAAGCAAAGACTGGTTCTGGTACTGGTGCAAGGGCTGACATCACAGTTACGGCAGGACAGGTTACTGATGTAGATATTGACAGAGGCGGTACCGGATACGAAGTCGGTGATTTGCTTGAAGTAAATGCAAGCGATGTAGGCGGCACAGGTAGTGGATTTGAAATTGAAATCACTGGTATTGAAAAACGTGCATATGTTAATATCTTAGGTGGTGAACTATTTGTTGCAAGTAGTTCTAGTATTGACTTTGTTGAAGACAATACTGCGGTTGCCACAGGAAAAGATATAAACTTAGATGACATTCTATCGCACAACTTTTTAGCAGGTGTATCAGGATCTGGCGGTGCTGTAAACTATACAGACAGTCGTATCATCATTACTAATCACGGCTTTGGAAACGGTGATCCAGTATCTTATGATTCACTAGCAAATACTCCTATTGGAGGTTTGTTAAATGGTAGTGTGTATTACGTAAAAGTTATAGACGCAAATACCATTGAACTATATAACGGTTTTGCTCTTCTTTCAAAAGTAACATTTACAAGCACACCAGCAAACAACAACCATAACATCACACGTAAGACAATAAACATTACTGATAACAGTGTTGTTGTTATAGGACACGGTTATACAACAGGTGACGCTATACGTATTGAAACATTAAGCGATGGATCAACTTCTAATGAGTTGCCCACTATTGATGGCGGTGATCCTATAGACAGCGGTTCAAGATTCTTTGTAGGATCTCTTACAACAAACTCATTTACACTACACACACTCCGTTCAGATGCTATTAGCAGTATCAATGACTTGGTTACAAATGCAGAAGATATTACTGCAATTGGTACAGGTAGTGCGCAGGTTATCCAAAACAATGTTCAAGTAAATGCTGTTATCAACACATCAAGTAGATTACTTGCAAACTGGAACACACTTGCTGTTACAAATATTGACGCAGAAAATATTATTTCTGGTACAATATCTCCAAGCAGACTTGGCTCTGGCATACCAAACAGTGACTCGGTGCTATTTGGTGATAGTGCATATAAAACTGTTGTTCAGAGTTTGAAAAAAGCAACTACAACTGACAACCCAATCACTCTTACTGGTTCTAGTTTAAGTGGAGAGTTCTACGGTGATCCAGTTAACATTGGTATTGCTAACGCAGACTATGATCCACTTGGTACATTCTCAACACTTGGTGTAAGTAGATTCTTGCAAACACAGTTTGATGTTGATTCAGCAGGCACAGGTCAAGTGTTTATTAAAGACGGTGTAGTTGATGCAGGTACACTTGACGGTTTAGATAGTGCTTACTTTCTTAACCCTGCTAACTTAACAAGCAACGTTCCAGTTACAAAAGGTGGTACAGGATTAAGCACTTACGCTGTTGGTGATATCTTATATGCAGAAACATCAGGTTCACTTAACACTGTAAACATTGGTAGAGCTAACAACTTCTTAAAGTCAAATGGTACAAATCCTGAATGGGGTACAGCACTTGATCTTGCAGAAGGCTTAGACGTTGGTTCTGCTGCACTTACTTCAACAAGCACAGGTGCTGGTAGACTTTATAATGATAATGTTACAAGTTTAGAAATCGGTGGAGACGCTACAAATATTATAATGGGTAATGGCTCAGGACCAAGAAACTTGTTTACATTTGTAGCCAGTTATGAAGCAGATACAAGTAGAGATGTTGCAGTAAACTTAGAAAATGTGGTTCAATCGACTGCTGAGGTTACTGATAATGGTATTAACGAAGTCATTATGTCAGACACAACAGGTATCTTATCAGGAATGATTGTTACAGGTAGTGCAAGTATTCCTTCTAACACAACTGTTAGTGGTGTTACAGAGGATGCTATCTATCTAAGCGCAAATACAACAGGTTCAATCTTAAGTGGTGTGTCATTATCATTTACATACACTCCATATACATTAGGTATAAATGTAGGTGATACTGTAAATATTAGCGGCAGTGGAGTTTCTAACTTAGATGGTACACATCCGGTAAGTGGTGCAACAGATACAGCAACTTCTTTTACTATTAGAACTGAAAACTTAGTAGTAGCACTAGCAACTGACATTCCAGCAGGTGCTATAACTATTAACAATAACTTAGTGTTACGTAATAACAATGTAATCATTGGTAATGCTGAAACTAGCACAGCACCTGTTGATGGTGCTATTAGAGGCGCGGATGGACTAGGAGCTGACGTAGGCGGTGGTTCATTAACAATAGAAGCTGGATTAGGTACTGGTAATGCAACCGGAGGCGATATTATTATCAAAACTGGTGAAGTAGGAAGCACAGGTGATTTGGCACAAACAAGCACAACAAGACTTACTATTGACACAAGTGGTAACACGACTATCACAGGTTACACGAACTTCTCAGATGATACAGCAATCAAAGTGCCCGTTGGTACAACAGCACAACGTCCAACAGCGGCAACAGGTCAGATTAGATTTAACTCAACTGATAGCACATACGAAGGTTACGATGGTACTGCTTGGTCATCACTTGGTGGAGTTATCGACCAAGACCAAGACACAAAAATTATTGCGCAAACAGCAGCTGGTGACGACAACGATGACTTGGATTTCTTTACAGCTGGCACACAGCGTATGCAGATTGACGAAAATGGTGATCTCAAGTTTGGTGATAGCTTAGACAAGTTCACAGTTGCATATTCGTCAGGTAATATGACAGTAGCTGGTAACTTAACATTGACAGGTGATTTGCAAGTTGATGGTACAACCTCAACAATCAACTCAACTACATTACAAGTTGATGATAAAAATATAGAACTAGGTACTGTAGATACTCCAACTGATACAACTGCTAATGGTGGTGGTATCACATTGAAAGGTACTACTGATAAAACTATTACTTGGGATGTTTTACAAACAAGTTGGGATTTTAGCGAGCATGTCAATCTTGCAAACACCAAAGAATTTAGAATCAATGATGTAGCAGTGCTAAGTTCAACTACATTAGGTTCAGCAGTTGTAAGCAGTAGCTTAACAGGAACAGGCATACTTAACTCAGGTAGTATTAACACAGGCTTTGGTAATATCAATATTGGAACAAGCACATTTACTGGTAACGGTAGTGGACTTACTACATTAAATGGTTCAAACATTTCAAGCGGTACTGTCGACGGCGCTAGACTAGGCGGCAACCAAACAATGGCTGGTGTGAAAACATTTAGCGATACAAGTGCTGCAACTAACACAACCACTGGTGCGATTAGAGTTGGCGGCGGTATGGGTGTAGCAGGCGCAATATATGCAGGCAGCTTGAACACCACACAAGGTGGCGGTATCCAAAACTTGAGTGCAAATAACTTAGGAACTGGTACTGTACCAAATGCCCGTATATCAGGCACATACAGTAACTTAACAGGTACTGGTGCATTAGATGCTGGTGAGATTACAAGTGGCTTTGGTAATATCAATATTGGTACTAGCACCTTTACTGGTAATGGTAGTGGATTAACAAACGTAGATGCAGAAACATTAGATGGTATTGACAGCGCAAGTTTCTTACGCAGTGACGCAGCAGACACTATGGCTGCACTACTTACTATAGAACACGCCGGCGACGAACTTTTAAGATTGACCGATACTAGTGCAAGTGGTTCTCCAGCAATGACTTTTTATCAGTCAACTACAGAAAGAGCTACTATCGAATATCTAGATAGTGGAGATGTGTTCCGTTTTACTAATGAAACTAGTGATGAATACTTACAAATTGGATCTGGTCATACCGGTCTACAATACAACGTGAGTGGTGTAACTGGTGGACTTTACACAGTTTGGCACAGCGGTAACGACGGTGCAGGAAGCGGGCTTGATGCTGATAACTTAGATGGATTAGCATCTACAAGTTTTATACGTAGTGACACTAACGATGCATTCTCAGGAACACTAAGTGGTACAGGTAGCATTAGTATTACTGGTAACATTGGAGCAACTGCATTTACAGGTGACGGTAGTGGACTTACAGGTATCAGTGCTGACGATGCGCAAACGCTTGACGGTATTGACAGTACAGGATTCTTACGTAGTAATGTATCTGATATAAAAACAAATGGTAATCTAAGATTTGACGATAGTGTATTCTTAAACTTTGGTACTGGAACTGATGCAGAGATGTATTTTAATGGTACTGATTTCTTTATTGATATGAACAGCGATGCAGATATTCGCTTTAGAGATGGTAACAGCAGTAATAACACTAGATTCTTCTTTGATATTAGTGCAGGCGATTTTACTGCTGACGGTGAAATAACAGCTTATTCCGATGTTACACTTAAAGACAATATCGAGGTGATTGCAGATCCTCTTACTAAAATACTAAGTGTAAGAGGTGTTACATTTACACGTAAAGATAAAAATGATGGTCAAGTTCATATGGGTGTGATTGCACAAGAGATTGAAGAATACTTCCCAGAAGTTGTTAACACAAATGACGAAGGTATTAAGTCAGTCAACTACGGTGCAATGGCAGGTGCATTTATTGAAGCGTTTAAAGAGCAACAGTCTCAAATCGATGAACTGAAAGAAATGGTGCAAAAATTACTAGATAAATAATAAAAAGATAGTCGCTTTGGCGACTATCTATATTGACTTGTATTAAATAATGTGCTAGTATAAGAACACTAAAGGAAAGTAAATGGCATTACCTGAAACCGGCTTAACTATTACAATGTCAGAGATTCGTAACTATTTTGGTAGTAGTACGACTCCTGTATCGTTAAGCGCCGACTTAGCACCGTTTCTTAGCATAGCCGTATCGACAACTATTACAATGAGTAGTACATTTGGCGGATATTACTTTCCAGCTACATAAGGAGTTGAAATGAAAACATTATTTGAAGTCATTAATCTTGACTTAGCACAAGAATATACAAAGGCACGTAAACGTGCTGTACTTGCAACAATCGAAATGGATGCACAAACACAGATTGAAGCAAACAAAGCCATTGACGAAATGGATATTCCAGAAGACGATGAGAATCATCACTGGGTGCAAAAGATTGGTAAAGCAGCAGGTGCAGACTTGCTAACACTAGGAAAAGTACAACCTGAAAACATGCTGGCAATGGCAAGTTTAGGTAACGAAGGCTTTAGTGCCTGTGTGAAGGTTGCTACAAGTTCAGCCCGTGAATGGAACAACTTAACAATCGCAGCTGAAAAAGAACTTAATCAAGAATCTATTCCTAGCACAATGTTGTAATGCAACTTAGTATTTGTGTACCGGCAGGTGATACATTACATACTGTATTTGCAAATAGTTTAGTTAATCTTACAAATAGATTGACAAAGCTAACAATACCTTGGAATCTACACATTGTTACAGGAAGTGTTATCTGTCAATCAAGAACAAAACTTGCAAATGAAGCACTTGATAGCGGCGCTACACATTTGCTATGGCTAGATAGTGACATGTATTTTCCTGCGAATGTTTTACTTGATTTGGTAAATCACAAAAAAGATATTGTCGCTGCACAATATAGCACAAGATATTCTCCTTATCAAACTGTTGCTTTTACAAATCCTGATAACATTAACGAAAGACTAAATGCAAGTTTTGGCTTACACAAAGTTTGGGCAGTAGGAATGGGATGTATGCTAGTAACAAGAAAAGTATTTGAAGATTTACCCAAGCCTTGGTTTGCACACGAATACAATAAAACTTTAGACTCGCACAGCGGCGAAGATATATATTTTTGCAACCAAGCTATGCATCATGGTTACGATACATACATAGATGCTAGTATAAAAGTTGCACACATAGGAACAAAGGCACATACATTATGAGAGCTATTGATAGATTTGAAAGATTTTCACAACCTACACATAATGCCCAGGACTGGCTAAAGAATCATATTTTTGACCGTTATCCTGTTATTCATACAGAAGAAGAAATAGGAGACTGGCAAAATAGCACTGATTATGTTTGGCTTGTAGATCCTGATATTCAAATCTATGATAGTTTTCCTTGGTACTACAAACCTAGAGAAAATGACGAAGTTGCTATACATGCATTTCCTTATGTATTCAAAGAAAGTAGGAAAGTCAAGTCTTGGGAAAAGGTAAGACTTGTTCCAACAACACCTGGATCATATAAGACTTTAGAACATGCACATATTTGTGGCCATTATGATCCTTATAAGGGCAAAGAAAAGTTTGACATCTTTTTTATAGGAAATGACAAAACAGTTCATGATAATCTTATAGACAGAGGCTTTGGTGTTCAAGTTGTTGACAGTATTCAACAAGCACAAGATCAAAGTTTTAGTGATATGTTTTGGGTTGTATATGATGACACAATCATAAGAAATACATTCAAGTTTAGTTACAAACCAGATGAATGGAGTTACGATATTCCACATGTATTTTGTAACGGTGATATGGATAGATTAGATGGTATTGTTCTTATGCCACGTGATTATTATATTTCACAAAAAGAAGCTGAACACAGATTCTTTACAAACAAAAAAGAAATACGTATCATGGCAAGCGATCCAAGACCATACGATCAGTTTGTTATTAATACCTATTCAGATTATAAACATGCAATGAATGTTACTACTACAGACATGTTTTGGGGATATAGTGACAAGATTATTGTTAACGAAGAGTTCAAGTTTGATTATTATATAAGTCATCATAGCACAGACAAGAAAAGTAATCATGCATGGTTAAATGGCAACAAATACGATGGTGTGTTTTTGTTTAGTAAAAAAAGTCCGGTAAGTGAAGAAGAAATTACATTTCGACAACTAAATGAAAAAATAGATCATGAACAAGTTGCAAGTGTGCCAAAAAACTTTGAACGTTTTACTGTAGAAACCTACGAACAATACTTAGAGGCAGTAAAGTCGTGTGGTACAGACATGATGTGGTTAATACCAGACGATGTTGAACCTTGTGAAGATTTTATTTGGGATAGATATTTTCATGAACAAGAAACTATAGATTTATCTACTAATCATGTGTTTTTGAACGGGGAAAATTTTGACGGTATTGCATTACTTACTACTGCAATGGAAATAACTGAAAAAGAGTTTGAACATAGATTTTATGTTAATAAAAAAGAACACAACATTGTTGCAAGTACTCCTAAAAAATATCCTGTGTTTACAATAAACAACTATGAAGATTATACAGAAGCATTGTACAACACACATACAGAAATGTTTTGGGGTGTTCCAAGTGACGTAGAAATAAAAGACGACTTTGATTTCAATATTACTTTCAGTCATCAAAATAGATATGACAGAAATATAAATCATGTATTTTTAAATAATGAAAACTATGACGGAGTTGTTCTTTATAGTAAGCACGTATTGGTAAGTGAAAAAGAAATAGAGCACAGATTCCTTGTAAAGAAAAAAGAATGGGACGTTGTTGCAAGTATGCCTAAACAATATCCTATATACACAGTTAATAACTATCAAGATTATTTAGAGGCAAAACAAGATTGTAACACAGATATGTTTTGGATTGTAAATGATCATATTTTACCTAGTGCTGATTTTGATTGGAACTTTTATATAAGTCATCATAATCAATATGAACGTAAAATAAACCATGTTTGGAAAAACGGAGACTATTACGACGGTGTTGCACTAATAAGTAAAAAACTAAACATTAGTCAGCGTGAAATAGATTATAGATTTTTTGTAACAAAAAAAGAATATAACGAACAAGCAAGTTTGCCAAAGCCTTATGACATTGTGTTTATTAGTAACGGCGAACCTAATGCAGATGAAAACTATGCAATGCTGTGTGATAAGTTTCCACGAGCAAAAAGAGTTATGGATATTAAAGGTATTCATGCAGCACATAAACGTGCAGCAGAGCTAGTTGAAACAGAAATGTTTTGGGTTGTAGACGGCGATGCAGAAATCATTGACGGTTTTGAGTTTGATCATTATGTACCTGCATACGATATTGATGGTAAAGATACTGTGCATGTGTGGCGTAGTTTTAATCCAGTTAATGGACTTGTTTATGGATATGGTGGCGTCAAACTATTGCCTACTGTTCTTACAAGAAACATGGACGAATCTACTACAGACATGACAACTAGTATCAGTGACAAGTTTAAAGGTGTTGACGAAATGAGCAACACAACAGCATTCAACACTGATGCATTTAGTGCATGGCGCAGCGGATTTAGAGAGTGTTGTAAACTTAGCAGTAGAGTTATTGATAGACAAAAAGATGATGAAACTGAGTTTAGATTAGATGCATGGTGCTCACGTGGTGATGATAAACCTTTTGGCAAAGCAGCAATCAACGGTGCGATCAATGGAAGAAAGTACGGCGAAGAAAATAAAAACAATCCAGAAGCACTTAGTAAAATTAATGATTTTGATTGGTTGCAAGAACAGTTTACGCTATTATATCAACAAGTTTGATAACAGTTTCTAACTTTTGCTGATTAGTTTTGCTACGTAATGTATTTGCTAAACCGTTGTGTAATGGTTTTGGCCAACTACCAAAGTTTACCCATGCATACCCGTTGTGTTCTTCATTAAGTTTTGGAATAAACTCTTTATCTATTACACACAAATAAGTATGAAAGTGAAAATGTTCGTCACTGCTTATAAAAGTTTCTAATGGTACAGTTTTTTTAATATCAGGAAGTAGCCCAAGTTCTTCTTCTATTTCACGTTGCAAGCCTTGCCATGGTGTTTCTTTATCTTCATTAGTGCCTCCAACTAATCCCCAAAGATTTTTTGTTTTACTTTTACATCTGTGTAAAAATAAAAAGCGTTTTGTATCTAATGTATAAAATAAAGCACCGCTGCAAATGATTTTGTTCATATAGTATATTATCTTATAATACTATAGTCCATGTTCCTCTTGGATACAATCCATCTACTGCACTTTGCCAATAGTAGTTGTTCCAATAAAACTGTTGTCCAGTTGTAACATTAGTAATATATGTGGTAGTATTGTTTGCACTTGCATCCCAAATAATGTTCCATTTAGTACCGTCCCATTCACATATATCATTTGCATCAGCAGTAAAATCTGTATTATCAGCATTTTTCCATGCTGCTGCACCGTCTTCGTTAAGAGAAAGTATGTATTGAACTTTATCGCCAATATCGTAAGATGCATCAAGGATAATAACAAACTTGTCATTTACATTTGAACCTGTTGCAGATACTTCTGTACCATTTACCAATACTCTAAAACTAGTAACAGTTTCGTCTCCAACACGACTGCCTAGTGACGCACTTATACTTTGGTCATCGATTAGAAAATCTAAATCAGTATCGATACGATTAGTTTTTGTAGTAGCAGTAAACGCTCTATCTACTTTGTAACCTAAAGGTCCAAGTGTTAACACACGTACACCTGGAGTTTTTATATTCTCAGGATTGAACTTAATAGGATCTACAATATAATCTACAGTGCCAGATGTTGTTACAGGACCTGTGATTATAGTATTACTCGGTAATGTATCTTGATCCCAAGTAATGTCCATTATAAAACTATCGTTTTCTCTTATTTCAAATGTACCAATAATCTCTGTATTAAGTTCTGCTCTACGCAATCTTATCTGACTAATGTTTGGTTGATATTTACTTGGAAGTTCTGCTTCTAATACATTTAACCAAGTAATCTCACCTAAACGTAGTTTTCTATTAATAGCAAGTTTTGCAGTTTCGTCTTCAACAATAATATCAAAGTTTCTATAACTAGTAACTTGTGGATTGCTTAAATCTAATTGTCCGCTTGTAATGCCAACAATAGAACTGTTATTACTATCTTGTCCAACAATAGTTCCATCTGGCAATACAGTGGTTCCGCTTGCTGCACCTTGATCGCCTGATGTAGGTGGATTAAATCCTTCTAGACTAATAGTACCTGCTGTTTGATCATACACACTTGTAATAATATCTGTAATAATACCTAACTTTTTAACTTTTGTTGGAGGTGAAACATATATAGGTGCAGTAAAACCTAAAGTAGCAACATCTATTTCATCTTGTGTTCCTACAGGGATTGTCCTACTACTAAAGTTAATATCTTCTAGATATAAAAATGTTAAACTTGTCCAATCAATATAGTTGTCATTTGTTTGAAACTCCATGTCTGGATTGAACAACATAAAAATTTGTTCTAGTATTTGTAACTTTTGATCTGTGCTTGTGCTCCAAACATCAACATTTACTGACAAAGTATATGGAGTAGGATGTAATCTTTCAACCGTATATCCTTTTGCTTGAGCTGCAACGTAACTATTTGTTTCTTGGTCAAACTCTTTTTCACGCAGATTTATTTTACTGATGAAACTGCTATCACTAAGTCTTGCTCTATCCATTTGTAGACTTGTGATGTAGACACCCATACGTGGCGCACTAGGTATTTTATTTTCACTATTTTCTCTAATAATACTTGCAACTTGTCTTGATATATCACCATACATAACTGGCACACGTCTAAGATCTCCGTCGCCGTCTTTGTAGCTAAAGTTGCTAAATGCCCTAACTATCTGCGTAATATATCTACGTATTTGTCCATCATAAAAAAACTGCATTAGTTAGTTGCCTTTGCTCTTAATGCTTTACTTAGTGCTTGTCTTTCAACTACTTCTTCACCAGATATGGTATTTACATTTGTATTGTTAATAAATGTGCCTTTTAGAGTATCTCTATTGCTATCTGGTGTTAGTGATGTTCTTACATCGTCTTCTACCTTACGCCAGTTATTACCGTCGTATCTAAATAATCTGTTTGGCAATAAATCAGTCCTTAAAAAGTATTGTCCAAGGTCTGCACTTGATGGAAAACTTACACCGCTTCCAAAAGGTGCTCCGTTAGGAGGAATACCGTCACCTACAAGATATCCTTGATATCCGTTACCATCAGGAGTTAAAAACACTGTGTCAGCTGTTATTGTTTCGTCTGATAATAATGTATCATAATCAGCACTTACAATAGCAACTTCACCTAAATCATTGATAGTCAGAGTATAAAACTGTATTGTACTATATCCACTTTGATTAGCATATGATTCTGCTTGAGCAATAACAGCATCATTGATTTGCATTTCTTTTTCGTATGTGCTGAGTATATCTCTTAATGTATTATTAGCATCATCCTCTGCAGGTAAATCTAAAATATCTTTGTATTCTTGTGAATCTAGTATTTGTTTTGCACGTATTCTGTACAAATGAGGATACCAAGTTTGACTAAATCCTTCTGCTGCTCTTGTTACTTCGTCAACGACATAAAAACGTTTGAGAGCAACAGAATAATCATTTGCTGCAAACTCGTCTTTCAAATGTGGTAGTTCAAATACATCTCCTGGCATAATCTTTCTACCAAGTGTTTTTACACTGCTATTAATGTGTATTGTCATAAACAATGTGTCGTTTTGTAAAAATAAACCAAACTGGCTTAAATCAAAATCTTGGTCCTGAACATTATAATGTCCACGTATTGTATAGATATCTTCATCGTATTTTCTATCTCTATTTTCTAAAAACAACAAGTCTTGGATATTTGTTTCACTAACAATATTGTTAGCAGGTTGCTCATCAGTAACATTTTCTGTTGCTGTTGCTTTTGGTCCTAAGTATTTGTGTATCAAAAAATCAGTACCGCCAACTGTAAACTGCTCTAAGATTACTCGGTCTAAGAACTGGAAATCATGTGTTTTTGTTGGTCTATATAAACTTAAACGTGGCATAGTTATATTTATCGCCGATAAATACTATTGGAGAACAATCAATGGATAGCAATCTAGCAACACAAAAACAACACATATTTGATTACGTAAATGCTTTCTTAGGCGGAGGCATGATTGATGTAGAACTTGATCCAATGCACTATGAGACTGCCTTAATGAAATCATTAAGCAAATACAGACAACGTAGTGAAAATAGTGTTGAAGAAAGTTATGTAACAATGAAAATCAATGAGAATCTCAATGAATATACATTGCCTCATGAAATCATTGAAGTACGTAAAATCTATAGACGCAGCATAGGCAGTAGACTAGGCGGTAGTGCAGATGGTGGTAGTTTGTTTGAACCGTTTAACTTAGCATATACAAATACCTATTTGTTAGCAGGTAGCGGTATTGGTGGTCTTGCAACGTATGATTTCTTTTCACAACAACAAGAACTTGTAGGACGTATGTTTGGTAGCTTTATCGAATTCACGTGGAACACAAGCACAAAGAAACTAACTATATTACAGCGTCCGAGAGCAGAAGAAGAAGTGTTGCTTTGGTGCTACAACTATAGACCAGATTTTGAAGTGTTTAATGATTACAAGGCAGTGCAGTGGATCAAAGATTATACTCTAGCAAACTGTAAATACATGCTCGGCGAAGCACGTAGTAAGTTTGCAACCATAGCTGGTCCAGGTGGTGGTACAACACTCAATGGAGATGCTCTAAAGTCTGAAGCTCAAATGGAGATGGAAAAACTTGAAAAAGATCTTGATTTAGCAGCAGCGGGCGGAGTAGGCTATGGGTTCTTGATTGGATAATGTAAAAAAACTTATTGTAGGAGGATGTAGTTTTACAGCTGGAGATGAACTAGCTGACTACAACGATGACTTGCCAACACAAGGCATTATACGTCCAAGGAGCAACAGCACTTGGGCTAACTGTTTGCAACGTGAACTTTTTCCAAACGCAACAGTTGATAATACTGCAATATCAGGTTGTGACTTTGGCGCAATAGTAAGACGAGTTATATATCAAACTAGAAGAGCAATGCACGTTTGGCCTGCAGAAGATATCCGTGTTGCAGTCATGTGGACAAGTATAATACGTAGAGAATATCCTAGCATATATCCAGATGGTCATAAAATAAACGACGACGAAGATAGATTTCTATATTCTTTGCCTTCGGACGGAGACGGTGTAACATTAGGTCCTAATGGTAGCTGGATGGTAGCACGTAGAAGAAAATGGGCAGCAGAGAAACTTGTTAGAACACATGTTGAGTTTTATTCAAGACGAGCAACAGCAGATAATCATATCTATTATCCATTACAACAACTAGAATACTTGACCAGTTGGCTAAAAGCAAACAATATAAAGTTTTATTATACAGCAGCATTTGATGATTTGTTACGAGTAAAGCCGCATCCTGATAATATATTCTATAATGATATGTTTGCAAGATTAAATATTCCAAAACTTGTATATCTAAAAGACGGAACAGGATTCTGGGAATATTCTAAAGAAAACGGTTATCCATGTGGCGATTTTGCTGACCATCCGTTAGAACAAGCTCATATAGATTGGGCAAAAGATTTTGCAAAATGGATCTTGACAAAGCAGTAAAAAAATGTTATTTTAAATAATGAATAAAAAGAAGCTGTTGGTAATCGGACATGGCAGGCACGGTAAAGATACTGTCTGCGAAATACTTAGAGACAAGTACGGATATAGTTTTGAAAGCAGCAGTGCTTTCTGTTCAAAACTTTTCATTTATGATTTGTTAAAAAAGAAGTACAACTATGATACTGAAGAACAGTGCTATGCTGATAGACACAATCATAGGACTGAATGGTATAATGCTATAAGCGACATGAACAAACGTGATGCTGCTACATTAGGCAGAGCTATCTTTAATGAGCATGATATTTACTGCGGACTAAGGAACAAACGTGAATATTTTGCAATGCGAAACACAAATGTTTTTGATTATGCTATTTGGGTAGACCGCAGCGACTACTTACCCAAAGAGCCAGTAGAAAGTATGACACTAGAACCTTGGATGGCTGACTTTTATATAGACAATAATGGCACACTTAAAGACTTAGAGTTTTGGGTAGATGAACTGTATAAAGGCAAGTTAACTACGCATATAACCCCTTAAAACCGCTATTTTCACCTAGATCTGCTAAATAATACAGTAAAGCATTTTTATAGGAGAAAAGAAAATGGCATTAACATCACCAGGTGTAGAGGTCAGCGTTATTGACGAGAGTTTTTATACTCCAGCAGAACCAGGCACAGTACCGATTATATTTGTCGCTACAAGCGAAAATAAAACTAATGGCGCAGGAACTGGTATCGCACCAGGTACAACTAAAGCCAAAGCAGGTGTCCCATATCTACTAACATCACAAAGAGATCTTGTAGATACTTTTGGAGATCCTGCATTTTATACAGACGCAAACAACAATCCAATCCATGGCGGAGAACAAAACGAATATGGATTGCAGGCAGCATACAGTTACTTAGGAGTAGCTAACAGAGCGTATGTTGTAAGAGCAGATATTGATTTAGGTGCATTGAACGCAAGTGCAGATGCAACTACAGCAAATCCAGCAGACGGCACATATTGGCTAGACACTGGTAACTCAAAATACGGTATTTTTGAATGGGATGGAAGTGCTCTATCAACAACAAATACCACAGGACAACAATTCACTAACAAAACTCCTATTGTTATTACAAGTAAAACTAACACAGCAAGTAGCTCACCTTTTGCTCCAAAAGCAGCAGTAGGTGGCATTGGTGATTATGCTATTACTGCGGTTTCAACTGTGATCCGTTTATGGTACAAAAACAGTTCAGGCACATGGGTACAAGTTGGTAGTGCAGACTGGAAAAACAGTTGGCCAACAGTAACAGGCACAGCAGCAACACCAACATTTACTGCAAGTGATAGTATTACATTTGTGAATGCTGCTACATCATTAAACGCAACAGTAACATTGTCGGGTACAGCATTGGCAACTGTTGTTAGTGATATCAATACAGCATTAACAGGCACCGGTATTACAGCAGCAGCGGTAAACAATAAGTTAGAAATTAAAAATAACGGAAGTAACCATCCTAAGTTTACTATTGGTAATGGAGTTGGTACACCATTAACAGACGCAGGTATCACTGCTGATGAGTATCATACCCCAACATTACAAGCAAGTGCGCACACAAGCGTTCCTGCATTTAAAGATACTGATGCAGATCCAAAACCAACAGGTAGCATCTGGGTCAAAACAACTTCACCAAACGCTGGTGCAAATTGGAAAGTAAAAGAATGGAATGGTGCTACAGGACTTTGGGATACAATCGCAGCACCTATCTATTCAACAACACAAGATGCATTATTAGGATTAGATAAGTCAGGCGGCGGCGCGAACTTAACAACTGATAATCTATTTGTAATGACAAATGTTTCTGAAGCAGATACAAATGTAGGCGATTTTACAATCTACAAGCGTAATACCTCAGGCGCAACAGCAATCACAAGTGCTATTATTACAGCAAGCACATTTACATCAGGCACAGGTGATTTCACAATCAGTGAAACAGTAAAAGGCAGTGCAACACTAAGCACACCAGTAAACGTTTCATTTGCTCCAACAGGTGCAACAACAGATGCTGATGTACTTGCAGGTGCAATCAACACAGCAGGTTTAACTAATGTAACAGCAAGTGTTGATGCAGCAAACAAAGTTGTCATTACACACGCACTAGGCGGCGATATTAGATTTGTTGACACAAACACAAAACTAGCAAATGCGTTTACTGCATTTGACTATACAACCAGCACAGGAACTGCAAACTTCTATGATGCACCAGATGCTGCACCAAATGAATATATTGCAACACTTTGGAAAGAGTTGACATACACAGCAAGTGCAAGTGCTCCTACAGCATTAGCCGCAGATGGCGCACTATGGTATAGCAGCACAGTTGATGAAATCGACATCATGGTACATGACGGTACAACATGGAAGGGTTATCTAAATGAGTATGCAAGTTCAGACCCAGAAGGTCCTATTGTAAGTGCTACAGAACCAACTGAACAATCAGATGGTAGCGCACTTGTCACAGGAGATTTATGGATAAGCACAGCAGATTTAGAAAACTTCCCATTAATCTACAGATACAATTCAACATTATCAAGTTGGGTGGCACTAGATACTACAGACCAAACAACTGAAAATGGTGTACTATTTGCAGATGCACGTTGGAGCACAGATGGCGGTACTGCAACTGCACACGAAGCAGGAAGTATTGTAGACTTGTTATCAAGTGATTTCCTTGATCCAGATGCTCCAGATCCAGCACTTTATCCAAAAGGCATGTTGCTATGGAACTTGCGTAGAAGTGGATTCAATGTAAAACGTTTTGAGCGTAACTATATTGACTTAACTGATACAAATGCTCGTGCAGGAGATGCTAGTATGGCAGCATATTATCCACATCGTTGGGTAACAGAGTCAGGCAACCAAGCAGACGGCACAGGCAGTTTTGGACGTAAAGCGCAACGTAAAGTTGTTATCCAAGCATTGCAATCACTAGTAAATAGCAATGAAGATATCCGTGATGATGAATCACGTATCTTTAACTTGATTGCAACTCCAGGTTATCCAGAACTTATTGGCGAAATGGTTACACTAAACTATGATAGAGGCTTAACAGCATTTGTTGTAGGTGACACACCAATGCGTTTGACACCAGATGCTACATCATTAAACGAATGGGCAACTAACGTTGCAGTGGCTACCGAAGATAACGATGACGGACTTGTAACAAGTGACGAATACTTGGGTGTTTATTATCCAAGTGGTTTCACAAGTGACAATGCAGGTAACAATGTTGTTGTTCCAGCTTCGCACATGGTACTACGCACTATTGCACTTAATGACCAAGTTGCTTATCCATGGTTTGCACCAGCAGGTACAAGACGTGGTGGCGTAACTAACGCAACATCAACAGGTTATATTAACAACGAAGGCGAGTTTGTTGCAGCAGCATTAAACGAAGGTCAAAGAGATACACTGTATCAAAACAACGTTAACCCAATCACGTTCCTAACAGGAGCAGGTTTAGTTGTATTTGGACAGAAAACTCGTGCAAGAAATGCAAGTTCTCTAGACAGAGTAAATGTTGCAAGACTTGTAATATTCCTACGTAGTCAGCTAAACACACTAGCAAAACCATACTTGTTTGAACCAAATGATAAAATCACACGTGATGAAATCAAACAACAAGTTGAAAGTTTACTAGTAGAACTAGTTGGACTAAGAGCTCTATTTGACTTCTTAGTTGTATGTGATGAAACAAACAACACACCAACAAGAATAGATAGAAACGAGTTGTATGTAGATATTGCTATTGAACCAGTCAAAGCAGTTGAGTTTATTTACATTCCGCTACGCTTGAAAAACACTGGAGAAATCGCAGGATTATAATATCATAAAGTAGGGTGAAAATAAAATCACCCTACAAATGATAAATACTTGTGATAAGGAGAAATATAGATGGCAATCTCAACTCTATTAAATTTAACAGTACCATTAGCAAACGATACTACTTCTAGTACACAAGGTTTGTTAATGCCAAAACTAGCTTACCGTTTTCGTGTAACGCTAGAAAACTTCGGTATTACTGGAAACACTACAGAGCTTACAAAACAAGTTATGGAAGCTGGTAGACCAAACATTCAGTTCGATCCAATCGTACTAGATGTTTATAACAGTAAAATCCAAATGGCAGGCAAGCATACATGGCAGCCTGTAAGTTTAATGCTACGTGACGATATTAATGGTAACGTGCAAAAATCAGTTGGTGAACAACTACAGAAGCAGTTTGATTTCTTTGAACAAGCAAGTGCTGCTACTGGTCAAGACTATAAGTTTACACAACGTATTGAAGTTTTAGACGGTGGTAACGGTGCAAATACACCAGCTGTACTCGAAACTTGGGAACTATACGGTTGTTACTTAACTAACGTGGACTATGGATCAATGAACTACTCAACACAAGATCCAATGACAGTAAGTTTAACTATTCAGTATGATAATGCTGTACAACTTAATGTTGGTGTTGGTGTTCCAAATAACTTCCAAGATAGAAACACTGAAACAGGCACAGGCGCAACAGGTGGCGCTTCTCTTTAATATTTAAACGAGATTGCCTAAAGAATAGAAGGAGCCTTAATGGCTCCTTTTGTTTTATACGCACTTATTTTGTGAGGATAAATACTATATGCCATTAAACAGGTTTTTTGATAACTTTAGTAACTTTGACTCTAACAAAGGAATCATGGGTGATTTTACTCATGCAGCAAACGTCTATAGACGAAATAATTTTAGACTTGCACCAAAATCAAAGTTTCTTTATCATGTTGTAATAGATGTTAATCAAACTGCATTATCTACATTAGGTAGAAGTGTGAGTAATAGACTTGCAGCTCGCGAGTTTAATATACTTGCATCAAGTGCAGATTTACCTACTTACACTGTAAACACAGAAACACTTATACAGTATAATCGTAAAAAGAATATCCAAACAATGATTAACTATAATCCTGTAGGTATAGAGTTCCACGATGATTCAGCAGGGCTTACAACACTGTTATGGGAAGCATATTATAGATATTATTATGAAGATGGCAACTATGCTGACCAAGGTACAAAACCTAGAGCATATTACACGGGCTTGTATGACAGTGAGCCACAAAATACTTATAGACATGGGTTTAACAGAAGCAGACCTGATATTCCATTTTTCAATAGTATAACAATACATCAGCTGCATCATCAAAACGTTGACAGTCATTTTACAAGTTTTACTCTTGTAAATCCTATTATACAAGAATGGCAGCATGACAGAGTTGATCAAAGCGACGGTTCTGGTATGATGAAAAACACAATGAGAGTACAGTTTGAATCTGTATTGTATGATAGAGGATATACTGAAGAAGGTAATCCTGCCGGCTTTGCTGACGATGCACATTATGATAAATCGCCTAGTCCTTACGAAAGTGTAAGTTCTAGTGCTATTGATAACGCTATTAACAGCACAGACGAAGGCTGGATTGGATTGTTTAAAGACATATTTGATACGATTGTAGGACTTACTGATGTAAACTCACAACAACAGGAAGACATAAGAAATACTATTCCTACACAGCCTGTAATTATAAACACAGTTCGATCATTAAATAGTTTTAATTTGTTTCCAGTGAACAATCAAAATCAAAACTTAGTATTTGCTCAACCTGCACAAACATTACCAACACAAAGTTTAGCTACACAAGAGTTTGTTAGACAGTTAAATACCAATCCAAAAAAACTTGCAGATTTTGGCAAAAGCGAAGCATCAATATCAATCGCAGTTGCTTCAGGTTTAAACATACAAGAATCAAAAGCATTTTATGATAATCTGTCTCCTAGTGTAAAAGCAGGAATAGAACAGGCAGCTTTAGAAAACGCAGCTGAGTTATCCAATAAAGGATTCAGTACTGGCTTCCAGCAATCATTGAGTGCATTAAATATCATATAAGAGATAATCATGTCAAGTATTACAGATCCAAGTATAAACAAATCAAATGATAGCGCAGCTGAAACAAGAAGTTTCTTTGACAGGTATTTTACAAAAAGTATTAGTATTACTAGTAACGAAGTTGATAGTGTTATAGGATTCTTTCTAAAAAGACAGTTTGACAGAAGTGCAGCTATTGCTGTAACAACAGTTTTATTGCAACAAGCAAAAGCAGAAAAGAAAAATATCTTTGATTTACTAGATGGTTTAGAAGGATTAGATAGTGTCAAACTCAGTCAACTTGTAACCGCAATCTTAAATAATAATAGAAGTAAAGTAAGTGCATTAGGTTACACAGCTCCTTTCGAAATCCAAACATTAGATAATAGGAATGTGCTTGTATAATGGCACGTTTTGCACAGGGTAAGTATACTCTAAAAAACCCTGAAAAATACATTGGCGGTAGAACTCCAACATATCGAAGCAGTTGGGAGTTTGCATTTTGCCGTATGTGTGATACAAATGAAAACATTACCAAGTGGGCTAGTGAATCAATAAGGATACCTTACAGACATCCTTTCACAGGCAAGTACACAATATATGTGCCTGATTTTTTTATTGTGTACGGAGATAGAACAGGTAAACAACATGTTGAGCTAATAGAAGTAAAACCTGCTAATCACACCTTCAAAGAACAACTAGGACGTAGCCAAGCTAACAAAGCACATTATGTTGTTAATCAAGCAAAATGGGCAGCGGCTAGACAATATTGTAAACAAAAAGGCATGTACTTTAGAGTTGTAAATGAACAAGATATTTTCCATCAAGGAAAACGTAGATAAATACTAGCATATAATGGAATAGTACTATGACTAAGAAACTTGAAGAAATGTTAAATTTGCCAGATAATGAAGACATTGTAGCACAAGAAAAAACCACACAAGAAGTTGTTGCACACGAAGATACATTTCGTGATATTGCAGAGTTTGATAAAATTGCAAGTGCGTTACCTGCTGTAAAAGGTTTAGGACAAATGGCAGATGACGAACTAAACGAAGTTGCAGACAAAGCAATGACCGCATATGACGACTTGATGGATTTAGGAATGAATGTTGAAAGTCGTTATAGTGGTAGAGTTTTTGAAGTTGCAGGTACTATGCTCAAAACTACACTAGACGCTAAAGTTGCAAAACTAGATAAAAAACTTAAAATGGTTGAGCTACAACTCAAAAAAGAAAAAATGGATAGAGACAGCGGACCAGGGGACGGCGACATTGTAAGCGGAGAAGGCTATGTTGTTACTGATAGGAATAGTCTACTTGAGCGCCTAAAAGGCATGGATAAAGATAAATAGTAATATAGTTTAGGATACGTCAATGAAAAATTTCGCAGATTATTTAACAGAGTCTAAAAGGACTTATGATTTCAAAATCGGTGTAGCTGGCGAGCTACCAGAAGGTTTTGCAGATAAACTAGAATCTAGTTTACAAAAATACGGATGTTCAGGAATAAGTGCAGGTAAATCAACACCTATTCAAAAACGTCCATTAGATTTTCCACAGTTAGAAAATGTAGAAGCAACATATTATGAAGTAAGTTGTATGTATCCAACAACTGTACAAGTGCTACAAGAATATGTAGGACAGTGCTGTGGTGTTCCACAAAGTCATATTATTGTGCGTAATCCTAACGAACCACAAGAGCTTTATCAAGAAGAAAAAACCGACGAAGAATATGTAGCTAAACTAACACAAGAAGACATGGGCGGAGAAAGCGCACAAGAATCTGCAGGCGCAAACCGTGTAATGGACTTGTTGAAAGAACTTGAAGCATCACGTAAAGAAAGATCAAATGATTATGTAGGTGATGCACCAGTTGGCGAAAGTAAAGACATTGGCGATACTGAAAATACAAAGGCGGTGGTATCATGAAAATCACTGAAGTAACAAAGCCTTTAACAGAAGCACCAACAACATTTACACCAACACACTATGGCGGAGCATTTGGTGCAAATAGATTGATGGCACATAGCGATGGTAAAATATATTGGATGGGCTCTGATCGTAAAATACAACCATGGCAAGGTAATCCAAATGCCAATGGTATACTAGGAAGATTCAATCCAGCAACTGTTAGAGGTAAAATTGTAAACGGTCAAAAAGTTCCATATGGACCAGGCGAAAACTTTGCTAATGATCCAACCAATAGAGGACCACAAGCATCTACATGGAAAAATCCAGATGCGCAAGGTGCTCAAACTCAAGCAGCAAAGCCAGTTACTGGTGCGAAATATGATCAAGGTTTACTACGTAGAGGCAGCAGAGGCGCTGGTGTAAAAGAACTACAAGCAAAACTAGGTATGCCTGCAAGTGAACAGGATGGTATCTTTGGTCCTAAGACAGAAGCAGCAGTTAAAAAACTACAGCAATCACAAGGTATTAAAGTTGACGGTATTGTAGGTCCAGAAACACGCGGTGCTATTGCAAAACTACAAGCACCTGAAAACAAAAAAGCCACTGTTGTTAATCCACCGGTAGTGAAGAAACCAGAACCAAAAACACCTGGAGGTGAAGAAACACCTGGAGGTGAAGAAACACCTGGTGGTGAAGAAACACCTGATACGTCGGCAAACGATAATCAAAATAATGCTAATAATGCTCAAGGTGATCCAGCAACGTATAATGATGACGAAGACGATACACAAAATGATACTAGTGAACCTGTTGCGTCAGGAGTAGTAGCAGCAGATACTATTAAAGATCGGTTGTCTCCAGAAGCACAAGAAAAGTTTGACGATCAAATGCAAGAGTTTGACGGCGACCTACTTACTATGCTAATAGATGCAAAAAAACAATCAAAGGATTTTTGGCAACGTCCAGCATGGAGAGCATTTTACGAAGAAGTATTTGGTATCGAGGCGTCATTAGGCAAAGTTACTGATATACCAACTAAGGGTATTATCGACATAGATACTATTCCTGATAAAAGACCAGGAGATCGTAGCAAAAGAGGTGTAGTATTTGCAGCACCTGGCGATGCAAAATACGATAATGCATTAGGAAGTATAAAATACAAATCCATAGACGATATGGAAGAATCAAGAATACTAGACTTAGCAGGAGTCAATATGAAAAAACTAGATGAAGAAATAACTATTACAGGCAGTGCAGATGATTTACTTCGCATGATGCAACTAGCTGGTGCATCAGGAGCAAAAGCTATAGATGCAGATGATATTAATCCTAAACCAATGCCAATGCCTACACCAGGCGGATGCGGATCTAAACCAAAAGAACCTGGCATGAGTGACATGATAAAAATGATGTCAACAGAAGAAGAAGGTCCAATGGGCGACGAATATGACGATGATCCTAGTTCACCAGCTGACAACTATGCAGATGGAGGCTTAGACACAAATGTAATAAATGGTGATGATTTACATAAACAAAAAACACCATATCCGCCTACAGCAAGTAAAGGCGATAATCCAATGGCTCTTGAAGATGAAATCAAAGAGAGATTAATGAAAGCATTTGAAACATACAAAGATAGAGATGCGTATGATGCTTCACAACAAAGTGGTAAAAAAGTTACGTTACCAAAAGCACCATGGGAAAAAGATCATGATGCAGAAAAAGGCGAAAAGCCAGATTATGCAGATTTAGACGGTGACGGCAACGAAGACGAAGCAATGAAAGATGCTGCAAAAGATAAAAAAGATAAAATGGCAGCTTTGAAAAAAGCCGGCAATGCTAAAGCTGATGCAGAAGCAGCCGAACGTAAAAATAAGTAATACATCCCCCCAGAACTCAATAGCGCCTTAGGGCGCTATTTTTTTGGTTAAATACAATATGAGCAAAAGTTTAGACGGCGTATTAACAAAAAAAGCAAATCAAAAAGAAACATTTACAAATGAACAAGTTGAAGACTTGTTAGCGTGTATGGATCCTAATGAGGGGTACTTGCATTTTGCAAGGCATTTTGCTTACATACAACACCCTGTGCAAGGCAAACTTATGTTTGATCCTTATGAATATCAACTTCGTTTGTTGCACAGTTATCATAGTTATAGATTTAACATTAATATGATGCCTAGACAAACAGGCAAAACAACTTGTGCTGCTATCTATCTTGCTTGGTTTGCAATGTTTAATCCAGATCAAACTATTCTTATTGCTGCACACAAATACACAGGTGCGCAAGAGATTATGGCACGTATACGCTATGTGTATGAAACTTGTCCAGATCATATTAGAGCAGGTGTTACTAGTTATAACAAAGGTAGCATAGAGTTTGAGAATGGTTCAAGGATTGTAAGTCAAACAACAACAGGCAACACAGGACGTGGTATGTCTATCTCACTACTATACTGTGACGAGTTTGCGTTTGTTATGCCTAACATTGCAGAAGAATTTTGGACTTCTATTTCACCTACACTAGCAACAGGTGGTCGTGCTATTATTACAAGCACACCTAACTCAGATGAAGATACATTTGCTACCATATGGAAACAAGCAGAACAAAAGTTTGACGAGTTTGGAAATGAAAGTGAAGTAGGTATAAACGGCTTTCATAGTTTTAGAGCAGAATGGCATGAGCATCCTGACAGAGACGAAGAATGGAAAAAAGCTGAGATTGGTCGTATAGGCGAAGAAAAGTTTAGACGTGAATATGGCTGCGAGTTTTTGATTTTTGACGAAACACTTATTAATAGTATTAAACTTGCTGCAATGGAAGGTATTGAACCTATTATAAAAATGGGTCAAATACGTTGGTACAAAAAACCAGATCCTAAAAAGTCATATGTAGTAGGTTTAGATCCGAGCATGGGCACAGGTGGAGATTTTTCTGCTATACAAGTTATTGAACTTCCTAGTTATGAACAAGTAGGCGAGTGGCAACACAATCTAACAGCAATACCAGGACAAGTTAGAATACTTGCAGATGTATGTAAGTATCTTGCAGAAGAAATGAAAAGCTCTAGTAACATTTATTGGAGTGTAGAAAACAACGGCATAGGAGAAGCATGTCTACTAGTAATACAAGACTTTGGCGAAGAAAACATTCCAGGCTTGTTTATTAGTGAACCAATACGCAAAGGACATGTAAGAAAGTTCCGAAAAGGATTTAACACAACACACGGTTCAAAAACCACAGCATGTGCTAGACTAAAAACAATGATTGAAAACGACAAACTTACTGTGCGTAGCAAAGCACTTATAAGTGAACTCAAAGCATATATTGCAGCAGGAAGTAGTTTTCAAGCTAAGCCAGGACATTACGATGATTTGGTAAGTAGTTTATTACTAACATTAAGGATTATGAATGTTATGAAAGATTGGGATCCTACAGTGTACAATACATTCAACCAAATAGAACATGACGAGGAATACGAAATGCCAATGCCAATCTTTATAAGCAGTTATTGATAAATAGTATACAATGAGAGATTTAAACGTAGTAGCAGAACAACTTTTTAATGAAATCAGAGGACGTTATCCAAGCGTTACCATCGGCGACGAAGAAGGTAACGTAACTAATGAGCCTCGTTTGGCTAGATTTTATGAGTTTGATTTTAAAAGCAATGATACAAATGTAGGCAAAGTAAGCATATCACTAGATGAAAAAACTGGTGTAACTATTATGTACAATAAAGATTTTACAGCAGAAGTAGGAGATGCTGAAACAAAAGATTGGTATAACTTTTTAAAGCAAGTACGTAACTTTTCTAAAAGACGTTTATTAAACTTTGAAGTTAGAGATATTAATAAAACAAACTTTACAAAAAGAGATTATGGCTATATGGCAGCAAATCGCGGAGAAACACAAATGGCAGAGTCAAAAATGTATGGCACTCACAAAACCAGCTTTCAAAAGTTTGGTGGTGCTAAATTATCTATTAGGCACACAGGTGCAATAGCTGAAGGCGAAAGCAGAAACAAAAAGATTGGTGCATTGTTTATTGAAAATGCAGATGGTGAAAAATTTAAATATCCATTCAAACATTTAGCAGGTGCAAGAGCAATGGCAATCCATGTAAGCGAAGGTGGACACCCATTTGATGATTTTGGCAAACATATTACTAGCCTAAGTGAAGAACTTTCAAATCTCCGCAAGTTCAAACAGTATATGGGCAAAAGCAATGTTATGGCTGAAAGTTTAGCTGAACATATGGATACTGTAAATGAGCGTGTTGCCACAGTAAAAAAAGAAATGCAGACACTTCAAAAACTTGCAGGTTATAGAACTGTATTTGAAGAGTTTGTTCCTATTGAAGAATCAGAAGTACCAGAAGAAGTACAAGAAGATTGGATCAATCAATTAACTATTAAGCAGTTTAACGAAGAACTTAAAGATGTATTTCCTTACATTTACAAACTAGTTAGTGAAACAACTGCTGTAGAAAGTATAGGATTTGATGATATTGTAAATGAAGTTGACAAAGCTAGTATTGATGCTGCTGTTTCTAAAGCATTATCTTCAGAGCCACAAAGGACAGCACCAACAACAAGTCCACGTCCTAAGGTAAGACCAAAAGTATTTGCAAGTCCTCGTCAAGCAAGAGACGCAGCAATGAAAGCTGGCTATCGTCAAGAAGGCAAAGACTTCAAAGTTGAAAAGTTTGGTAATGGATATATTTTCTCACAGATAGGACCAGATCAGAGCAACATTGGTAGCACAGAGATTGGTCCTGATGGAAAAATGACAGGCAGCACAAGAGGCTTTAACACAGAGTCAGAAATAGATATGGCATTTGATAAACTACTAGGCCAGTTTGCAGACAACTTTAGTGCTCAAGTAGAAGGCAGTTTAGACGAAGGATCAATGAAAGACATGTTGATCCAAGCAATGGAAAAGATTGCATCTGATAACAGCGGAGAAGAACTATATAAAGCATTGAACAAAGGCTCAATGGGTAAAGAGATCCAAAAATACTTACAAGACATGTATGACGAAGTAGCAGTTGACAATGGATGGCATCCAGATGATGATCATGAAGAAATCGAACAACGCATGTGGGATGAGATTCACGACGAGTATGGTATGGGCGAAGGCAACGCATACGCACACGCTGTAAGAAAAGCAAAAATGAATGGCGCAGAAAAAGGCGATAAAATAGATCATCCAGATTCAGACGAAGATGATATTGTAATTGAAAAAGACAAAACACCATTAGGCGAGTTTATCCTAAGTTACTTTGATAGACATACAGGCAAGTTTCCAAAAGGCGAAACAGCAGTATTGACAGCAATAGAAAAAGACTATGGCGATCAATACGTCAAGCCAGCGAGTCAGTTCATAGAACGTCTAGGTCAAGTATATGAAAAATATCAGGCACGTAAAATGGCAGACTTTACACGTATTCAAGAGTTAGCTGGTTTAAGATAATCAGCTAACCTTTTGAAAATCTTGGCAAAAAAATAGTTGACAAGATAAATAAGATTGTGTAGTATTATAAACATGTGCTACACATTTAAGGCACAATGCATAGGCAAAAAACAGGAGGCATAACTATGGCATCATTAGCAGAAATCCGAGCGAAGCTCAAAGAACAAGAAAATCGTACAAGCGGTGGCAACACAGGCGGTGGCGATAACAGCATTTACCCATTTTGGAATATGAAAGAAGGCGAGCAAGCAACGCTACGCTTTTTGCCTGACGGCGATGATTCAAACACTTTCTTTTGGAAAGAACGTTTGGTTATTAAACTTCCATTTGCAGGAGTAAAGGGCGAAACAGATTCACGTCCAGTACAAGTACAAGTTCCGTGTATGGAAATGTATAACGAATCATGTCCAATCCTACAAGAAGTACGTGGTTGGTTTAAAGATCCAAGTTTAGAAGACATGGGTCGTAAGTATTGGAAAAAACGTTCTTATATCTTCCAAGGCTTTGTTGTTGATAATCCACTTAATGAAGATACAACGCCAGAGAATCCGATTCGTCGATTCATTATTGGTCCACAAATCTTCCAACTAATCAAAGCAGCACTAATGGATCCAGATATGGAAGAACTGCCAACAGATTATACTGCTGGTGTAGACTTCCGTTTGTCTAAAGGTTCAAAAGGTGGATATGCTGACTACGGTGCAAGTAACTGGGCACGTAGAGAGCGTCCACTAGGCGATACTGAAATGAACGCAATCAACACAAATGGATTGTTTAACCTAAATGACTTCCTTCCTAAAAAGCCAGGCGAAGTAGAACTAAAAGTTCTTACTGAAATGTTTGAAGCAAGTGTTGACGGAGAAGCATACGATGCTGAACGTTGGAGTCAATATTTCCGTCCAAGCGGAATGCAAGCACGTACAGGTGATCCTGTAACTGCAACTCCTGCTCCGGCACCAGCAGCACCAGCAGCACCAGCAGCAGAAACAACATCTGATACAGGCTGGAAAGAACCTGCTCCGGCAGCAACACCTGAACCAACTCCTGCTCCTGCTCCGACAGCAGAGGCAGCACCTGCAGAAGAAAACGCAGGCGGCGCACAAGACATTCTAGCAATGATTCGTGCAAGACAAGGTCAATAAGATAACAACACCCCCCAGGCTTGTCATAGACAGCTCAATACCGGGGGGTTACTTACGCTTTTTAGAATAGGAGAAAATATGGCTACTAAGGCATTCGATCCTTCAAAGTTTCGAAACAGTTTAACAAAATCTATTAAAGGTATGAGTTCAGGGTTCAATGATCCACAAGATTGGATCAGCACAGGTAACTTTGCACTTAACTATTTACTTAGTGGAGACTTTAGAAAAGGTGTTCCATTAGGAAAAGTAAGCGTGTTTGCAGGCGAATCAGGTGCAGGCAAATCTTACATTGTGTCTGGTAATATTGTAAAGTCAGCACAAGAACAAGGTATTTTTGTTGTATTGATTGACAGTGAAAATGCACTTGATGAAAAGTGGCTACACGCATTAGGTGTAGAAACAACAGAAGACAAAATCCTAAAACTTAACATGGCAATGATTGATGATGTTGCTAAAACTATTTCAACATTTATGGATGACTATCGTGCAATGGACGAAACAGACCGTCCTAAAGTGTTGTTTGTAGTTGATAGTTTAGGTATGCTTATGTCACCAACTGAAGTTAATCAGTTTGAAGCAGGTGATATGAAGGGTGATATGGGTCGTAAGGCCAAAGCACTGAAAGCATTGGTTACTAACTGTGTTAATATGTTTGGTTCACACAACGTAGGTATGGTTGTTACTAACCACACATACGCATCGCAAGATATGTTTGATCCAGACGACAAGATCTCAGGTGGTAGTGGTTTTATCTATGCAAGCTCGATGGTGGTTGCTATGAAAAAGCTGAAACTAAAAGAAGATGCAGATGGTAACAAAACTAGCACTGTGAATGGTATTAGAGCAGCGTGTAAAGTTATGAAAACACGTTACGCAAAACCGTTTGAAGGTGTACAAGTAAAAATCCCATACGAAACAGGTATGGATCCATATTCAGGTATGTTTGATTTGTTAGAAGCAAAAGGCTTACTTGAAAAACAAGGTAACCGCTACAAGTATATTGATAGCAAAGGCGAAGAAACTCTAGAATATCGCAAGAACTGGACAGGTGACAAACTCGAAATGATCATGGCCGATTTACCGGCAAAAGAAGAACAAATGGTAAATATCGCTAACGCAGACGAAGAAGCTGTGGTTGATCATGAAGAGGGACTTGCGATAAATGAATGAAGACTTTGTAGCCGATTTATGGAACTTGTTTAAAGAGTATCTAGACAAGAAACATACGGATATGGCAGCTGAAAGATTTGTTGACATGCTAGTTGATTACGGAATGACTGATGTTCAGTTACAAGAAATACTAGGACAAGATAAAATACTAGACGCTGCTATACAATATTACTTAGAAATGGATTCCGACGACGACGAAGATTATGATTGGGATGAGTAATGGGTTGGTACAGCCGAGTAAGCAGAGATATTGGACAAATACCTTCTGCTGTACAATATTTTGAAAACGAACTTATTGAAGCAAAACGTGAATGTAATATCAGCGGTAGCATAGAAAAAGCTGCCGCTGCTATGCCTGGTATTGTTGAACACAGATTTAATCAGTTACAAGAACTTGAGGCAATCTTAGAGTATCTCAATATTGAACTAAGACGTTTGCGTAGTCAGTTTTTTAAGAAATATTTAGAAAACTATCAACGTGCATTAAGCAGTCGTGACGTAGAAAAATATGTCGACGGCGAAGCAGATGTTGTTGATTATGAAAAGATTATAAACGAGTTTGCTCTAATACGTAACAAATGGTTAGGTGTGTTAAAAGCACTTGATCAAAAACAATGGCAACTAACTAATATTGTAAAACTACGAGTCGCAGGAATGGAAGATGCAAGTTTATGAGCATAACAATAGTTTCTACTTGGAGTGAAAAGAACTATCAAGAATATGCAAAATACTTTTTAGAAAGTGCAAAAAAATACATTTCAGAAGATATAAATGTTCGGGTATATACTGATGTTCCTTATAAAGACTTACCTGGACATTTTGAAAATCTACCATTAGAAGCAAGTTGTCCCGATTTAGTAGATTTTAAAAGACGTAACGAACATAGAAAACCTACAGGCAAAAAAGCATTTATGCAAGATGCAGTAAGATTTGCACATAAAAGCTATGCCATTATACATGCAAGTAGAACTGTTGACACTGAACAGTTAATATGGTTAGATGCAGATACAGAAATATTATGCCCATTAACAAGCGATTGGTTTAAATCTTTTTTACCAAAAAAATACTTTTGTGCATATCTAGGACGTGATAACAAATATAGCGAAACAGGATATCTACAGTTTAATCTGAAAAAAGCAAAATCATTTTTTGACAAATGGGATTGGTATTATAAGTCTGATGAAATATACAACTTACGTGCCCAGTTAGATTGTCATGTTTTTGATGCTTGTTTAGAACATTTTCCAAAACTTAATGGACACAATATTAGTCCTCCTTGGACACAAAAAAGACATTTTGATATAGCATTTGAAAAATACATGTGCCATTATAAAGGCAGTGATAAAGAGAAACGAGATATATATTTTTGGAAAGCAACTAGATGAAAACAATACTTACAGGACATAACGGATTTATTGGTGGTCATTATCATAGGTATTTGAAAGATAAAAATATCTCGCCTATTACTGTGGATAAAAGATCAGGACAGGATTTGTGTGATGTTAATATTACAAACGATTTGCCTGATTGCGATGTTGTAATACACTTAGCAGCAACAAATGGCACAAAACTGTTTTACGAACAACCTACAGATGTGTGTTTTAACAACACACTTCCTACATTTAATCTTGTTGCTAGATATAGACACTCTAACACAAAGTTTGTATTCGCAAGCACATGCGAAATATTTTCAGGAGCAATAGATGCGGGTCATTACCATATTCCAACTGATGAGCAAGTACCAGTTATGTTTAACGACATTCTCAATCCGAGATGGAGTTATAGCGTTCCGAAAGCTGTCGGAGAAAACCTAGTTGCAAACTGCGGATTGCCTTGGTTGATTATTAGATATTTTAATATATACGGTCCCGGACAAGTTGATCATTTTATAAGTGAGTTTGTAGAACGTTGTAAACAAGGCGAATATTATATCAAAGGCGATGACACTAGAAGTTTTTGCTATGTAGACGATGCTATTGAAATGACAGACCGTCTTGTTAATAATACAAATAATAAAATAGTACACGTAGGTAATGATCAAGAAGTAAACATTAGTGTTGTTGCAAAACTTATAATGGGGTATATGGATATTAATCCTGCTAAACTGGAAGTTTTACCTGGTCCTAAAGGCAGTGCTAAACGCAGATGTCCTGATACTACACTTGTACAAACATTAACAGGTTTTTTAGATTATACACCGTTAGAAGTAGGTCTTAAAAAGACAGTGGAAAGTTTATTATGAATATAGGTATTATTGGTTTAGGTGCAGTAGGATCTGCTAACAGACATGGCTTTGTACAGTTAGGGCACAGTGTTGTAGAACATGATATAAAACTAGATACAAAAATAAATGATGTATTAGATTGCGAAATATGTTTTTTATGCGTTCCTACTCCGCAAGCAGATGATGGCAGTTGTGATACAAGTATTATTGAAAATGTAATCAAAGAACTAAACTTGTATAGTTACAAAGGTATAGTTGCAATACGCAGTACAGTTGTTCCAGGTTTTACACAACGCATGATTGACACTTATAAAAATCTTACAATATGTTTTGTGCCCGAGTTTTTGCGTGAACGTTGTGCAGAAGAAGATTTTATAAACAACCATAAGTTGCTTGCTATTGGAACACATGATATTCAAGTATATAGGAAACTTGTACAAGCACATGGTAGTTATCCTGAACACACAGAACACCTTACACCAAATGAAGCAGAAGTATTAAAGTATTATAACAATGTATATGCAGCATTGCGTGTAACATTTGCAAATGTAATGTATGAAGTTTGTGAAAAACTAGATTGTGATTATACAACTATAAAAAATGCTTACATTAAAACAGGCAAAGCAAAAGACATGTATCTTGATGTTAATCCAAATTTACGTGGATACGGTGGTATGTGTTTACCAAAAGACACACAAGCAATAATGAGCTTACTAAACAAACTAGACTTAGATTATGATTTGATCGATAGTATTGATGCAGATAATCGCAAGTTCAAAAAAACAGTATTTAATGGCATGCGTGATTAAATAATGTATGAGCAAAGTTATTCTAGTAACAGGTGGATTTGATCCATTACACAGTGGACATATTGAATATTTTAAAGCGGCAAAAGAACTAGGGCAACATTTAGTTGTCGGGGTTAATAGTGACGAATGGCTTGCCCGTAAAAAAGGTAAGCCTTTTATGCCCTTTACAGAACGTACAGCAATCATAAAATCTTTAGAATGTGTTGACGAAGTTATTGGCTTTGACGATGCAGACGATAGTGCATGTGCTGCTATAGGACAAGTGTTAGCAACAAAAGGATCAAGCTGGAAACTTGTGTTTGCTAATGGCGGAGACAGAACAAAAACAAACAGTCCAGAACTTGATATATATGGTGATCATCCTGATGTTGAGTTTGCGTTTGGTGTAGGCGGCGAAGATAAAAAGAATAGCTCAAGCTGGATATTAAAAAACTGGGATAAACCAGTAACCAAACGTGCTTGGGGTGAATACAAAGTACTAGATAGCAACGGAGAATGGCAAGTCAAAGAACTTACATTTTATGAAGGCAAAGCACTTAGTGATCAAAGACATTTCAAACGCAGCGAACACTGGCACGTTGTTGATGGTGTTATAGCAATGTTGCTTGAAGATAGAAAAGGCAACAAATACCAACAACTTCTTGTGCCTGGAGATAGTATTGATATTCCTACTGGTTATTGGCACAAAGCAATCAACATGGATAACAAAGCAGCCAAAGTAATAGAAGTTTGGATGGGTAAAGATTTAACTGAAGAAGATATTGAAAGAAGAGACTAATGAAAGTATTTGTAGGATATGACACTAGAGAAGATATTGCTTATCAAGTGTGTAAGCACAGTATAATAAGCAAACAGCCAGCAGCTGATGTGCGTCCATTAAAACAACAAGAGTTACGTGATGCAGGATGGTACAAACGTGATGTAGATAAACTTGCAAGCACTGAGTTTACATTTACACGTTTTCTAATACCAGAACTCACAGATTTCAAAGGCTGGGCATTGTTTATGGATTGTGATATGATCCTTACTACAGATATTAAAGAACTTTTTGATCAAGCAGATGACAAGTATGCTGTAATGTGTGTGCAGCATGACTATACTCCAAAAGCAGGCATAAAAATGGATGGGCAAAAACAAACTATCTATCCACGCAAAAACTGGTCAAGTGTCATGTTGTTTAACTGTGGTCATCATGCTAATCGTAAAGTTACACAAAGTCTAGTTAACGATCCTGAAATCACTGGTGCATACTTACACAGGTTTAGTTGGCTTAACGATTTTGAAATAGGAGAACTACATCACACATGGAACTATCTTGTTGGCGTATATGACGATATTGAAAAACCTAACCTTATACATTACACAGAAGGTGGTCCGTGGTTTGAAAACTATAGAGATTGTGAGTTTGCAGATTTATGGAAAGCAGAACTACAGGATATGATGAATGGCTAAAGACAAGCCTAAGTTTAGAATGCACATAGAGTATCCTGATGGTACTGTACATAGAGGCAAAAAAGACTTTAGAGTTTGGACTGATCTTATTGGCATAAGTGATGTAGATTTTACAGGCAAACGTGTATTAGACATTGCCACAGACGAAGGTTGGTGGGCTTTTTGGACAGAAATGCGTGGCGCAGAATATGTAGAAGCAAGCGATGTAGAAAGAGGAGAAGATTACGATTGGGGAAATAAAAAAGACTGGAACTGGATTAACGAACTAAATGCAAACAGAGGTGGACGAAATGTCTTCGATTTTCATCATAAAAATCTCAATAGTAAAGTTGTAGTTAAAAAAGAAAGCATATATCAAGCAGATGGAGAGTTTGATTGGATATTTGCACACGGTCTTATGTATCATCTACGCCATCCTTTATTAGCTATAGATAATATGTATCGAATATGTAAAGGTGTGTTTATATTTGAAACTATGGTAGATATTCATAATAATCCTATGGTAGCAGAAGCAAAGTTTTATAGAACAACAGAACTTGGACCAATATCAAACTGGACAGGTGCAACAACAGCATGTTATGCTAGTTATTTAAAAGATGCCGGATTTGAAGATGTATATTTTACACAAACAGGTACACCTCTAGGCACACCCAGACAACTCTTTATAGCTGTTAAAGATCCAATATACAATAGGTTGTTTTGGAAAAATAAAAACTTAACATATTGTGACTCAAAATATTGGGATTATGTTTTTGAACAAACAAGATTTAATAGCAATGATAATATCGCATAAACATAAGTTTATATTTGTAAAAACTTTCAAAACAGCAGGGTCTAGTATTGAAAACTATTTACAGAAGTACCTTGGCCCAAATGATATTATTAGAGGTAGTCAGTATGACAACACACCTTCGTTAAATGCTCCATCAAAAGGAAGACATGCATCAGTACAACAAATAAAAGAATGGTATCCAAATGATTGGAACGATGAATATTTTTCTTTTTGTGTTGAAAGAAATCCATGGAACGTAGCAGTTAGCTATTATTTCTATATGAAACATGCAGGCAGGATAAAATCACAAACATTTGATGAATGGATAAAAGTTGAAGATTTACAAAAACTGAATAACTACAAAAAATATACTATCAATAATAAAGTTGTAGTGAACAAAGTTTTAAAATATGAAAACTTAGAAAGTGATATTAATAATATACCTGTACCGTATAATGGAGAATTAAAAACTATTTTTCTAAAGAAAGGGCATAGACCTTCCAAAGATTATAAAATACATTATACAGATGAAACAAGAAAGTTAATAGAAGATAACTTTGCAGAAACAATAAGTATGTTTGGATACACGTATGAAGATTGAATTTGGAGCAGGAGAAACACCAACAAAAACAGACTTTCTACAGCAAGATATAAGAGCAGTAGAAGGTATTGATTTTGTGTGTGCTGCCTGGGATATAGATAAACATGTGAATTTGAACTCTGTAGACGAAATATTTTCAAGACATTTCTTTGAACATTTAACATTTAGACAAGGGGAATATTTGTTGGAAGTTTGGCACAAAATATTAAAGCCAGGAGGCAGAGTAGAAATGATGTTGCCAAATATGTTATGCCATGTGCATCAATGGATAAATGGTGATCCAAGAGCAGCAGAAAATATATACGGACATCAACGAGGCGAGTTTGAAGATACATGGGATACACACAAAAGCGGATACGATGCATACAGTATGCAAGAACTAGTAGAAAGAAAAAACTTTGTTAGATATAAATCGTTTAACAAAGATAAAAGCAAACACTTACATGTAGAGTTTTATAAATGATTTGCCTTAGTAAAAATAAAAAAGATGTTTTTATAAACAGATTTGCAAAAGGATCTAATCTTCCTATACAAGATTATGACGAACCAATACCAGATGGTCCAATATTAATACGCAGTATTGCAAAAAAACTTTTGATAAGAGAACGTTGGAAAACAGGCAAACCTTTTTATTATATGGATAGTGGATACTTTGGCAACTATAAATCAAGGGCTAATCCAAATGGCTGGAAGTTATGGCATCGTATTGTTAAGAATGATTTACAACACAGTGAAATAAAAGAACGTCCAGATGATAGATGGAAACGTTTAGATATCGAACTGAAGTTTAATAACTATGGTGGTAGACATATATTACTTGTTTTACCAAGCGAAAAGCCATGTAAGTTTTACGGCATTGACTTGGACGAATGGACAGAACAAACAATACACGAAATAAAAAGACATACTGATAGACCTATTGTGGTAAGAGCAAAAGGCACTAGAGGCGAAAGACTAAAAAATACAATATGGCAAGACTTGGAAAAATGTCATGCCATGGTTACATATCAAAGTATTGCAGCAGTTGAAAGTGTTATTGCAGGAGTGCCTGCTTTTACACTTGCACCGACAGCAGCAGACCCGGTGTGTGATAAAGATTTAACTAAACTAGAAAATCCTACTGTACAACATAAAGAAAAGCTACGTGCTTGGGCACATCATTTAGCATATGGACAGTTTCATACAGATGAGTTTCTAAATGGCAATGCATGGAGAATATTAAAAAATGAAAGTTGATGTATTTTTATCGAGCACGTTCAACAACACAGAACGTGAAACGCTTGTAAAGTTTTACAATGGTATCAAACGAGATTTGTGGCCAGACGATGCTTTATTAAAACAAAAAAAGATGATGGCACATATTAACAAAGAAAACGGATTACGTTCAGGTGTTGAACTTAACTATCATGAAAAAGGTCGAGGCAAGTATGACTTAGCAGTCATAATGGGTAGTTGGAAACCAGAAAGATCAAGTGTGCATCATGGAGTTAGAACTGCTATTGCTAACAATGAAGAACAAAAACCATTTTTAGTTGTAGAAACACAACTTGTAGGTAGAAAAGTATTCCAGCCTAATGCGTATCATAGAATAGGACTAAATGGTTTCTTATGTAACCAAGGTATATTTGGTCCTGTAAAAGATTATCCTAGCGACAGATTTGATAGACTAGATCTGCCTTACAATGGATGGAATAAAAATAGAGGCGATAAAGTTATTATTGCTTTACAATTACCAGGTGATGCTAGTATGCGTGGCGTCGATATTACTAAATGGGCTATTGAAACTGTAGGTAAAATAAGAGCAGTAAGTGATCGTCCAATAGAAATAAGAACACATCCAGGTGCAAGTGCTAAAGGTGTATCTTCGTATGCAGAACTATATGAATATCTTGCGTTTGCAAATCACCCAAATGTGCATTGTGTAAATGGTAGAGACATACCCTGGGAAGATCATATACTTACAGCTCATTGTGTAGTTGTATATTCTAGTGGATTAGCTATTGATGCAATACTAAATGGCATACCTGTTATAGCACATGATAGCGGTAATTTTGCTTATCCAATTTGTGATTGTAAAGCAGATCAAGTTGAGAATCCAAAAATGGCAGATGAAGACATTGTTAAAAACTGGCTCAACACCTTAGCGTACTCTCAATGGTCTCCTAGTGAAATGGAGTCAGGAGAAGCTTGGCAACATATCAAGCCGTGTGTATATGAATATTTAGAGTTTATAAAAGATGAAAGTAGTTAGTTATTTAAAAGGCATACCTAATAGCAAAAACCAAGAAAAAATAGATGTTTTAAATCATTTTATTACTGGTGTAAATCGTTGCGGAGATATTGGTATAGCAAGTCAAGACAGAGTTTGGCAACCTAGTGATGCAGCGATATTACAGGGTTTTATCAGCGATCATAGTAGCAAACTACCTAGATCTCCTCATTTGTTATTGCGTAAACAAGTATATGATCAACAACTTGCAAATAAGAAACACACTATTATTATTGATAGTAATCTATTTTTATATGCAGATCCAGGTAACACAAAAAGGTATTTACGATATAGTATGAACGGAGTGTTTCCTACAACAGCAAATTATTTCTGGGATAAGCCTGATCCTAGAAGATGGGAAAGTATAAGTAAAAACTTGAACTTGGATTTGAAACCAGTTAGACAAACTGGAAAACATATCCTTATTTGTTGCCAACGTAATGGCGGTTGGAGCATGGGCGGACTAGAAGTAATGGATTGGTTAAGACAAACTGTAAAAAGATTGCATAAGTTTACTGATAGACCTATTGTAGTGCGAGGACACCCTGGAGATAAAAAAGCACCCGGATATCTAAGACTACCAAAAAAATGGACTAATGTACGTATTAGTAAGAACGAACATATACAACAAGATTTTAAAAACTGTTGGGCAGTTATAACATATAACAGTAGTCCAGGTGTTGCAGCAGCTATAGAAGGCATACCTGTATTTGTTACAGATCCTGTTCCAGAAGTTAGTCAAGCGTTTGATATTTGCAATACAGAAATAAGAAAAATAGAAAGACCTAGGTTACCAGATAGACAAAGGTGGATAGAAAAAATATCAATGTGTCATTGGAACTTCGACGAGCTTAAATCCGGAGAAGCGTGGCGTCATATGAGGAGATATATTTGTTAAAAATAGCAGGTATTAGAGGATGTACAAAAGCAGTAAAAAATATTTTGAAAGGTATACAAAGACATGGTGATCAATATATACTTGCTGAAAAACATTCTGAAGAAGCTAGAAACGCAGATGCATACCTACAAACTAATCTTTTAAAACCAAAGTATGCTACAAAAGATAGATCTGGTTCATACGAATATGTTTTAGATAGTGGCAAGCCTTTCTTAGTGCAAGAAAGTGCTAACTTTAGAAACTATTACAAAGAATGGCAAAGACTAGGATGGTACAGTTACAAATGGACGGATGGCATATTCGGCAATGAAAAATCTCCTCCAGATAGATGGAACAAGTTTGTAAAAATGACAGGCTGTAAAATAAAAAATTGGCAAAGTCATGGTGGCAAAATTATTCTCATGGGTCAGAAAGAAGGAGATAGTAGTCTTACAGACTTGTATGATCAAGGTAAAACTTTTGCACAATGGACACAAGAAACAGTAAATGAAATAAGAAAGTATTCAGACAGAGATATAATCATAAGACCGCATCCAAGAGGACTTAGCAGAGGAATAAAAGTTGCCAATAGCATAAAAGGAAAAAATGTATATGTATCTGAAAACATAAGCCACGGAGGAAATCAAGGCGGTGAAGGATTGTTAGCAGATTTACAAAATGCACATTGCGTAGTTACATACAATAGTTTAAGTGCTATTGAAGCTGTATGTGAAGGAGTTCCTGTTTTTGCTTTGAACAACGGAAGTATGGTCTGGCCTATAGCACATAGAAAGTTGAGTAGAATAGAAAACTTGAACTATTCAATAGATATTACGCAATGGTGTAACGATATTGCATATACACAATGGCATATTGACGAAATGAGAGCTGGCGAAGCGTGGGAACATTTACGTCCATTAATGTTCAAATAAACATTTCTTCGTTTATATATTTTTTCCAATACGGATGTTCTTTTAACATTTTACAATATTGTTCTTTAGACATACTTCTATCTCTAACTCTATCAACAGTGTGTATAACATCTTTTGTTAATTTATTTTCATCAACACATTCTGGTTTGTAAAAAAATGCATTTAATCCTGATGTACAAAGTGTAAAAAACTTATATCCTTTAGACTCTAAATATGTTTGATATTTTTTTAAACTTACTCCGTGTAATATTTTTTTATCAAATACACCTTGATGCATGTAAGGAAAACTAAACTCATAATCATATCCCATTACTCTATTTGTTTCTACACACATTGTTTTAGGTTGGAAGCCAGCTTCTAATAAATTATACATTATTACAAAATCATAACTATCAATATCTAAACTAAAAAAGTCAACATCTTTGCCAAACCTTTCTATATAACTTTTAGTGTTTTGAGGCACAACAGCTTCTCTAAAGAAAGATACATTAGCTGGTATACTTGATTGTTTTTTTAAATCAAATGCAAATCCTTTATAACCATGATTTTGTATTAAGTTTTGTGTACAGTTAATGGCATATCCATTTATTCCGCCTTTTATATTATTACCCCAGCCCATTTCAACACATATTTTATTAGGATTATGTAATGCATTTAACATATGAGCTATAATGCCATCCTCGCCTGCTTGCGAATAGTTTTGATATTCTATCGATAAGTTATACATTTATAAGTACCGCTAACTTCTTTTTGCTAGGCCATGTTATTAAGTTTGTTGCTCCTATCTCATCACATGCTTTTTTTGTATCAGGTATATCGTAGTCGTCAAAGAAAATAACTTTACTTTGCTTTACTCTTTCATAATCTTCCATTACAGTTTCATATTTGTGTCCGCCGTCAATAAACACCATGTCGTATGCTTTTGTTGGCAAAGTATCTGTTGTAAATCCTTTGTGTAAAGAATACACAAAACTCTTTTTATTTTTTGCTGCCCTCTTTTTAAGTTTTTCCATACGTTTGAAACATGCATCGTAACTACCAGTTCCTTTGCCGTTTATTTCTTCTTTATGTGTTTTTTCATTTGCTAAATCAAATAAATCATATCCTTCAAAACTTACCTCGTGCATCATACTTAAGATATACGAACAAGTAACACTAGCCCACCTACCATTATGACAACCTATTTCGCAATACGATTTTGGTTTAAAGACATCTATAGCAGTTTGAAAGTATTGTTGTCTCCAACCAATATCCATTTTTTCATCAATAGGCCATTCTATGTTCATGCTACTTTTCTTTCATATTTACTTTTGCCTTTAGCATGTGTAAAATATTCACCAAGAACTGTTTTCTTCAAAGGCGTTCTGTTTTTCTTTGTTGGATGCAAGTTAACAGTTTCTATACCATTTTCGTTTGCCCACTTTACACAATCAATAGTTGCCCAAGTATCATGTGGTTTTGCGAATCTAAATGGATCGTGAAGTTCTCTACTTTCGTATATGTGTTCGTATCTTTGCATGAACTGTTTTGCATTTGCATGTTTATTGTTATAAAAGAAAATACAAGTTTCTGAATTATCTGCGTGTACTATTTCTCCATTACGATTAGTTATAAGTCCAGGTGCATACATATATGCAATAAGTTCGTTATTGGGAAGTATTGTATCTAGGAATGTTTCATTTACATCCACAGTTGTTTCAGTGTCAGCATCTAACCAAATAAGTGTATCTTGCGATAATGTTTTGCAGGCGTGCATCCATGAATACGCTTTGTATGCAAACTTACGAAATCTACGTTTTGTATCGTTAATAAAACTTTGCATATTTGGATTACAACATTCATCAATATTTAATGTTATAATATTGGGCTCACTATAAGGCAGTTCAAAGTCTTCTAAATATACATACAAGTTTATATTCTTTGGCCAATGTTTGATGTAGCTTTCTATCATTTGATAACCTATGTTATCAAAATATTCTTTATTCATCGTTGTAACTGTTGCATATGTCATTGCCAATATCCTTCTGTTCTATTCACAATCAAGTCTTTTGGTTTGTTACTTTTACCGATATCTTTTCTATCACCTTTCAAGTGATCAAAGTATTTTCCTAAATCGCTATTGATAAAAGGATGACCTTCACCGTTAATCAAGTCTCCACTGATATTATAATAAGGAAATCCGT